ATGGGAGAATCGCTAAGAGCGCTGGTAGGGGCACGTGTATCTGTACTTCGGGGTGAGCAGAAAGTCTCGCACATCGCTCAGAAGGAAACAGGCACAAAGTGGGTCACTGACCGTGGCCACACGATCGTAGGGACGTTCGAAGACCTCGACGTATCAGCATCGATCTCACCGTTCAACAGACGGGATTTGGGGCCGTGGCTCACCGCAGAGCGGGAGCACGAATGGGATGTGGTGGTCTTCTCGAAGATTGACCGGATGTTCCGCTCTACCCGAGACTGCGTGAGGTTTGCGGAGTGGGCAGAGGAGCACAAGAAGATCCTCGTGTTCGCAGAGGATGGGATGACCCTCAACTACAGGGACAAAGATGCCTCCGGCTCTATCGAATCCATGATGTCTGAGTTGTTCATCTACATCGGATCATTCTTCGCACAGCTGGAACTCAATCGGTTCAAGTCACGCACCAGCGACAGTCACAGGGTGCTCCGTACGACGGCCAGATGGGCTGGAGGGACAGCTCCACTGGGTTACCGGGTAGTGGACCACCCAGACGGCAAGGGAAAGGTACTGGATACCGATCCGGACGGTAAGGCCCTATTGCACGACATCGCGGGGAAGTTATTCGACGGCTGGTCTCTCATCCGGATAGCACAATGGCTCAACGACACCGGAGTGCCGTCCAATCGTGACAAGGCACGGATCGTGAACGGGAAAGAGGCAAAGGAACGCCCGTGGGCTGTCAGCACGCTCACGAGGACGCTGACTTCGTATAAGACTCAGGGCTTCAAGATGCACCGGCAGAAGCCGTTGTTGGATGCCAGCGGAGAAATGATCCGGATGGCTCCACCGACGTTCGATGACGACACGTGGAAGAAGATCCAAGAGGCAATCGCACTCAGGCAGGCCACTAAGTCACGAACGAACTCTCCGAATCCCATGCTGGGAATTGGGTATTGCGACATCTGCGGTGCTTCGTTAGCGCAGAAGTTTCGACGCAAAGGTGATGTGGCATATCGCTACTACCGATGCGGAAGATCCCCGGTGCAATGCCCCGGTGTCAATATCCGAGCGGACGAAGCGGACGAGACTCTCGAAAACTCGTTCATAGCCAACTACGGGAACGAGAACACCTCCCATAAGGTATTCGTGCCAGGGGAGGACAATTCGCACGATCTGGAGCAAGTGAGAGCCACTATCGAACGGCTGCGACGCGAATCGGATATGGGGTTGGTTGTCACCCCGGAGGATGAAGAGATCTACCTACAGAGAATGAAGTCTCTGATCGAACGTAGAACCGTCCTGGAAGCCACTCCGGTTCGTCCTGCCGGATGGGCCACTGTGGTGTCCGATAAGACGTATGCTGACGCCTGGGAAACTGAGGACCATCACAAGCTATTGGTGGACCGGGGGGTGAAGTACTTCCTCATATCAGGTACCCCAAGGAGATTCCGCTTGTATGTACCTGAACTCGAAGGAGCGACATGACACAACCGGGCGCGGCCCCTGGCTGGTATCCGACGCCTGATGGTGGGCAGAGGTATTTTGATGGAGTCCAATGGACCCAACATGTCGTACCTCCGGCTGCGCGCTTAGTGGCTCCCACGGTGATCGTGAATCAAGGCCCCAACCATTTACTCCACCTGATCCTCACGTTGCTTACATGTGGTCTCTGGATACCAGTGTGGGTGATAATCGCCATCATCTCTGCATCTGGTGGCAACCGACAGACCATCATTCGCTGAAACGCAAAAAAGCCCCCTCACTTAGACAGTTAATGTCCGAGAGAGGGGGTTTCTTTGTATATCAGGGAGTTTCGTATCCCATAAGGGATAGCGCTTGTTCATGCGATGTGCAGTCGTTGATACGACTCAGTGGAGTCAAACCGTTGGCGGGGTTGAAGTCTGCATCAAGAACTACCGCGTCCTCATCTGACAGGAATACCTCCGCAGTCGTCGGCAGTTGCAATACGTCTGCCGGAATACTGAGCAAGGTACCAAGTGATTCGGCAGAGGCAACCGTGATCAACAGGTACCAGGTTGCGTCGCCATCTGTACATCGGTAGTGGTTAGTCTTCGGGCAGAACTGCGGTAGGAACTCCGAAATCAATTCAGCTGTAAGCATTTCCTCTACTTCCAGAACACCCAGAGGACTCCGCTAGCACCGGGACCGCCCGTGCCTCCAGAGCCCTGACTACCGGAGCTGAATCCAGCTCCACCACCTCCACCAGCACCGCCCCCTCCGGGGTAGCCTGCGGCTCCACCATTACCTCCCTTGGCCTGTGCCAGTGTGCCAGTGGGGTTTCCACCACCTCCGCCTCCACCTCCAGCACCACCGCACTTGGTCTCGGCACCTGCGGAGACTGATTCTCCAGAGGTTCCATTGCCAGCGGGCATCGCGGAAGCAGATCCACCGGTTCCCCCGGCAGCAGCAGCCGACGCGATTCCGGTTCTACCGGCTGTGCCGTAATTGGCTGACGTACCGGCCTTGTAGCCTCCGGTGCCTCCCGCACCACCACTACCGGGAGTTGAGGAGGTGGCTTGGTATCCGAACTCGCCTTGGATACCACCAGCTCCCGACGTGGGAGTCAGGTACGAACCGAAGGACGTGTCGTTCCCGTTGACCCCGATAGTCACATCGACAGGCCACGTGATCGCTTCCGGATCGAGCTTGAGGGATAGGAATCCACCGTTCAGTCCACCTGAGCCCCCTACGCCACCAGCTGTGGTGGTCCCGGACTGTCCACCGAATCCTGAACTGCCAGCGTTGATTGCAGACACTCGTAGCTCGGTGAGGTTCTCTGTGGGCTTGTCATAGGAGCGCGATGACGTGATCGTGTCCACGGTGTACCCATTGATGACGGCTTGCTTGATCGTCTCGATCGTCGCCTGGACTTCGACAGGAGTACCGGTCGCGGTTGATCCGCCGAACCAACCGTTGGTGATCGCCCGAAAGCCGCCGACGACATCGTTACCGAGTTCGACAAGTCCTTCGACAGCGTTCTTGGGGACCTCACCGACCAGCTTGGTAGCGTCGTAGCCGCCGTCTATATTCAATCCAGATGTCTTGCCGGTGAGGGAGTTCCACCAGTCCTTGATGCCTGACACAACCGAGTTGATCGGGGTCACGACGAGCCCTCGGAGGATGTCCAAGACCTGGTTGATGACCCGCTGTAGCGGCTCGAATACTCCGGCAACCCACTGCTGGAATTCGTCCAACGCCATTAGCACCTCACGGGGCAGCAGTGCGTTGACGATCATCTCGACGGCTGATGCGATGTTGTTGAACTGCTCTGGTGTAGAGCCTGGGATCAACGGCTGCCACATCTTGAGCGCTTCGAGAGGGAGTTTCAGAAGGGCGTCACGGAGCTGGTTCAGCGCGCCAAATGGTGTGGTGGGGAACGGGGGAGGCATAGACAACGCCTTCACCGACTGCTCTGTCATGCCTTGACCCCAGTTGCTTCCGATGACGAAAGCTCCTGAGGGAGCAGGCTGGTTAGGTGTGGTCAACGACTACTCCTGGGAACAGTTCAAGCTCCAAAGCCAGCGGGGGCTTAGGAGGATTACGGTCAGGGAGGTGCACCTTGATCCACGAGAAGAGATCCCGGATGTACGCGATGGATACGTGGAAAACCGAACGGGTAGAGGCGTTCTCCTGTTCAAGGGAGTCCACACGCTCGTTCAGCTTTTGGATCTCACTGTGCAGCGGTGCAACAAGGGCAACAGCGGTGTTGGCGATAATCTGCGCGGCTTCCGCATCCAGCTTTGTACCTTCGGAGGCAGCCTTCTCAAGGTCCGCGCCGTCCTTCTTGCGGTTGAAGATCTTGTTGATCGTCAATCCGAGTACGGTCCCTGCTGTACCGGAAAGGGCCGCTGTCCATTCGACGGCAGCGCTCATCGCCAATCCCTTTCGTCTTCGATACACGCGACGAGCTGCTTAGCCTCTGGTGCGGGGATATACCCGTTGGCCTGAAGCTGTTTGACCATCGCCATGTTTTCTTCTTGGGTCATCTCACGTGCGTCCGGAATAACCACCGGAGCGGGATCAGGTTCGTTGAACGGCACCCAACGCCCTGCCGGGTTCCAGACTGAACGAGGACCACGGAATGCCTCTTGGTATTTCTGTGCCTGCTCCGGCAGCTTGCTCACGTGGATATTGCCGTTCTCATCGGCCAGCTTGAGAAGCCAGTCACGATGGTAGAAAGCGCACTCCCACAAGTGCTTAGACCAACGCCGAAGGAATCCCGGATGGGTGATCTGCCCCGATCCCGCAGGATGAGGCAGAGCACGCAAAGCCCACACGAAGTGTTCCTCTGGATTGTCCATGTCGGCTGTCTGCTGATTGGGCAGCATCCGGGTTCCTTTCTGTCCCTAGAGAACCCCGAGAGTTCCGAGGGAGGAGTTGATGTTGCGGATGAGTTCGAACGCCTTCAGAACGGGGTCCTGTGGCTCTCGCTGACCGACCGTGATCTTCCAGCCGGAGGGGCCGTCCTTATCCCGCTTGTAGCTGATCTTCGTGACGCGCTCTACGAAGATGACGTTGGGATCTGGATAGTCGGGAACCGTTGTCCCGATGCGGCTTCCAAGCCAGAAGTGGCCGTACTGGTCCTCGCCGAGGTAGTAAGGAGCTGCGTCCGATACTTCGATGGTGTGCGATGTCCGAGCCCTGGTAGCCCACTGCTTAGCCCGTGCGGCTAGTACGGCTGAGAGCGTGTAGGCGCGGTCTGCGCCGTCTGCCCAGCCTTCCTTGTAGTGGAAGTCTCCAAGGCCCGTGACGATGTCTTCTAGCCCTGGAATGGGCAGGGACAGCCCAGCTGCGCGGAGAGTTGGAACCTCCATGAACGCCAGGAACACGTCCTCGTAGAAGATCTTCGCAATCGCGTCCATCATGCCGCCGAGAGGCGGAAGGTCGATGGCACCGCCGAACGGTCCAGCAGCGGCCAGCTGTGAGTTGATGAACGATGTCAGGAAGTCGCCGCCCATGTTCACGGCAGCCGAAATCCCTTCATTCACACCGGGCATCGAGTGCCCGCCCATAATGAACGAGGTGTCCGTTGCTTCGATGTACTCGAACTCAGACGACTTGATTCCGGTGTACTTGCCAGACTCGTAGACCACCCACGGCGCGGTAGGCCGTGTGCCCAAGAAGTCTGGAACGAAGTAGTCGCCAGGGAAGTCCGGGTCCTGCGTGAAGATGTCCACGCCCTCGGTCATGCCGTCCGATGCGATCGACATAGCCGCTCGGACAAATCCCGTGATCAACGAACCGCCGAAGGAGGTCTCACTAGCCCAGCCGGAGTTGTCCTTGATGTCCCAGATGAGACAACCATGACGAATCGGTATGAGCGAGAACAGATCCTCTACGAAATCGACGTTCAGTTCACCACGCAGATCTGAGAACGGATGCGGGTCTTCGTTTTTCAGGTAACGACGGCAAGTCAACGTGAGCTGTGCATCGTCTAATACTTGCTTGGCCACATCGAAGAACGACCGGAACCGGCTGAAGACAATGGTCAGGTTCGAGTTGTCCCCGAGTAGCGGGAACGGCTTGACCATCTGAGTCCAGTTAGCCGGATTGAACGAAGGACCCATCCACTCGTTGATGTCGAGCGGGTTATCCGGAAGCGTCCAGAGACTCGTTTCCAGCCTGAGGATGTTCACGAAAAGCGTCATGAGCAAGCACCACTTGGCAGGCCCGAAAATGATCCACATCTTCGGGAACTGAACTGCCGCAGGCAAAAACGGATTCGCCCAGCAATAGATGTGCTTGATCTCTTCGAAGTCGTGAAGGAACGTGACTTCGAGGTACGCGTCGCCCTCTTCGGTGCGGACAACCTTGTACGACTTCATCCGACCGGACCATCGGGTGCCCTGCTTGTCGATGGTTACGTGGACGTTGCGCTTTGCCCGTCCCTTGAAGTCCATGACCCACTTGGAGAGGTAATGGCTTAGAGAGAGCTGGATAGACGCTGTGCCCGTGTCGTTTTCGATGAACTCGTATTCGAGGGTGCGTTCCCCCGCTAGCTCGCCACGGAGCGTCATGTCTCCGTCGTACAAACGAACTAGCGGGGCCTTCAGCCGCTCCTTCTCAAGGAACCTCCGGCGATTCTGTGCGAACTGCCAAACGGACTGTGCCCGTGCAGTTGAGTCGATTCCTATGCTCATTCAAGCCCCCATGGCCGCGACCACGGACGTGGCAGCCGGAGAGTCACCACCTGGCCTGCTTCACACCCGGATACCGAGATGTAGAACGTCTTTGACTTCGTGTAGGGCGGGACGAGATTGCGCCAGCGGACACCGTTCATCCGTGCCCAGATCTGAGATCCGCTCTCCGAGACCACCTGCTCTACGCGGGGATCGGTGTCGATCACCACGTTCTCGGCTGTGGCCTGCTTACCTGCGTACTGCCGTGAGACGGCTAGCGTCGGGTTACTCGTGCCGGAGAAGTTCGTCTGTACCGTCAGGAGCGGGATACCGACTCCAGACAGCTCACCGAGGAACTCGACCTTGTACGGATCGGAGAACAAGATGCCCTTAGTCACCTTGACGTTCCCAGGCCCCACACTGGCTAGCTCTTGCAACGCGTTCTGTAGCGCGCCTGCGCCACCGGACCAGGAGATGTCGTTAGTCCAGACCTCACCGAACTGCACCTTGAACGTGCCACCGGTAGGGACACCGATCACGCGGACGAGTTGGATCTCGTTGGTCACCAGACCCCCGATGAGTCCCGGAAGCCGGATGCGCTTGTTCGCCTGGTCTGGGTCCTCGAACGAGTAGTCCGGGATGGTCCAGATGACAGCAGGCGACTTCGGAGCGCCGAGCCACGGGATACCGGGGAAGTAGGGCTCTGCCGGGTCCTCAGTTGAACCGGGAGCGATCCACTTCGGGAAGATGGGCTGATCTGTTGGGTTCAGTCCACCCTTGCCGTCAGAGGGATCTACGACGATCTGCAAGTCCTCGTACGGCAGCGCGGCCACCGGCCACGGCCAAGGGAGTGTGTTTGGATCGAACCGCGTGTCCTTCTCAGTCCTGGCCTCGTAGATCTCGTCCTTGCCGTACCAGAACGGGTCACCCGCAACGCACGTCATCGTGGCGCGGTTGATCACGCCCTTTTTCGGGTCGGTGAACAGCGAAATGTCTGGTTGCTCCGCAAGCCGGATGTACAACGTCCGTCGTCCGGACTCCTCGGTAGTGATGTGCAGCTTGCAGTCCTCTTCGTAGGACCACGCCTTACGCCACTCGGAATCCCGAGACAACCAAGAGTTCTCGCCTTGGAAGTCGTTGAGGATCTCGACACCGAACACGATGTCTCGCTGAAGAATCCGGTGGTTCAAATAGCGAGAGCCGGGGTAGTTCCCCGGCTCCTCACGTACTACCTTCACAGGAGGGTCGTAGAGACCCTTTACCCCTGTGCCTAGATGGATTCCACGGTCTCCAGCGTTGGGGCCTGCAAGAGTGAACCACTCACCGTTGACACCTTCGAGTTCAACGATTGTGTCCATCTTCTAACCTCCGTTCCACTGAAGTCCTTGCCTGTTCAGTTCGTTGTTCTTGATTCGCATTGCGTCATCGACGGAACCGACCTGGATGTTGAAGGTGTTGCCCAAAAGCCCTTGCGCCCAGCCCAATCCCTGTTCCGCGATAGACGAGGCGGCACCGCCACCGATGCCTAGATCGGACTGGAACTGCTGAAGGTTGGCCCGCGCGAAGTTGGCTCCGATGTCCACGCCTTGCTTGCCGAGATCGGCTACCTGGGAGAGCTGGTCGTTGACGCCCTTGACCAAGTCCTTGGCCGCGCCAGCGGCAACCTCTGCCTTGTTCGTGATTCCGTCTGCTAGTCCCTGTGCGATGGATTCACCCGAGTAGGTCACCCAGCCCCGACCGGAGAAGGGGCCTTCCTTAGCGGGGGAGAAGGGGAAGAACGAGCGAGCACGCGACATGAGTTCGCCTGCTGCACTTGCTACATCGCCTAGACGTGACCGGATACCAGCCACGAATCCAGAGACCACAGAGGCTCCGGAGTTGAATAGCAGACTGCCGAGGTCCCCGAGAGCGGAGACGATCTTCCCTGGCCACGTACCGACCTCTGAGACGATCTGATTGCCACCACCTGTGAAGGTAGAGACGACCTGCCCCATGATGTCGCTGACCGAAGGAACGATCCCGCTGAACGCCTCGGATACCGCTGTAGGAATGCCTCCGAACGCGGCTGTGATGATCGTGCCGATGTCCGGCAACTTGGATGTCACCGCGTTGTACACGGCCTCTACGGCACCGGTTACGGCCTGAAGCCCGATTACTAGTGTCTGAAGTGGCCCACTGACATTCGACCAGTCTCCGGAGAGGAAGTTGAACAGGTTCCGGATGCCCGACATGATCCTGACGACGCCCTCGAATGCCGCTGCCAAGACAGGTACGACCACGGGCAGGGAGTTCACGATCAGGTTGATGAACACCTTGAGGTTCGTGATGAACTCCGGGTCAATCAACGTGTCGAGCCCAAGGCTTCCCAGGTTTCCGACGAGGTCCAAAAGCCCTGTGAGCGTTGCCTTAATGGCAGAAAGGGCAGTGTCTAGCTGCGAGACTCCGTCAGGGCCAACAGTCGTAATCTGATTGACCCAGTTCAGGAATCGGTTCGCATACTCGTTGAACACCGATGACAAACCCGGCAGCTTGTTGGATACAGCGCTGATCAATGTCAAGATGGCAGAGGTGAAGTCCTGCACACCGGTCTTCGACCGATCAACAGCTGTTGCAACGTTGTTGATGATGTTCTCAATCTGAGAACGGCCCTTGTCGCCAGTGAGGACACTGGTCATACTGCTGAAGACACTCGACAGACTGTCGGCCAGCTTCGGCATGTTCTCTTGCAGGACAGGGAAGATCGCCTTCATGCGCTCGAACACCGGAGTCAGTCGCTCCTCGAAGCGGCTACTCATGGCTGCCTTGAGCTTCTCAACTTCAGGTGCCAGGGTCTTTGCAGCGTTCTTTATCCCGTCCATACCGAGCGCTACAGCTCCGATAGGAAGGGCGATGGCCGCAATCAGCGCAGGGATGCTGAGGAGTACTCCAGTCAGCAGAGCGAGAGCCGGAGCCAGCAGAGAGGCAATAGCCACGATTCCCAGCAGACCGATACCGAAGGGCCGGATGTTGCCGAGAGCATTACCGAATCCGCTACCAAGCTCCCTGAGACTCGTTGTGAGACGGGAGAAACGGCTTCGGCTCTGTTCGGCCTCACCGCTGATCTTCTGAAGCTGCTTGATCTCTGCGCCAAGGTCAGAGCGGTACTTGTTGGCCGCACCGAACTCCACGGGGATGTTCGCGCGGATACGCGTCTCGACGTTCTTGACGTGCTGCGCCAGCTGACGACGAAACTTCTCACCATCTACGGTGAGCGGGATCTTCGCTTCGATCTTCTGAGTGGACTTGTTGAGTTCGGACAGGAGTCGCTTCTGAAAGCTGTCCAGTTCACGAGTGGCGCTCTCGGGCTTGACCTTTGGTTCAACGGGGACACCCTTAGCGGCCTGTTCCCGCATTGCCTTCATCATGGCCTTGAACTTGGCCAGCACCTTGGCCGCGTCCATGTCTGCGTTGACATCTACGTCAACCGACTCGCCCTTCTCGATCTCTTCGAGCTGCTCCTTGAGCCTCGCCCGAAACTTGTTGGTATTCGGGACAACCCGGACGGAGATCCGCCCGACTTCCTTACCCCCTGCGCCATCTGCCATTAGCTCTGCGCCTTCCTCTGTCGCACCTTCGTGAGATGTCCAGCTGCGATGGACGCGAAGGAACCAGGCGTGTTGGCCTGGCGTGTTTGTCTGGTTGTCCGATCAGGTGTCGGATATGGCTGCGGGGCGGGCAGTGACTTCTTTGTGTGCGATTGGATGTACGTGAAGGTCAGCGCTCGAATTGCTTCGACCATTGCGACTGTCGCGTAGCGGGTTTCGTCCCAATTCCGGAACTGTGGGCCACCACGGACGGCAGATCCGTACCGAGATGTGAAGTGCAACTCGCTGATATACGCGAGGACGATCTTCGGAGTCAGACCAGATCCGGGAACGAATATGTCCCCGAGATCCAGTCCATACACATCTTTGAGATCAGCCAGTAGTTGGTCGCAGTACTGGTCGATCAGCTTTCCGAGCTGGTAGCTTCCCCCACTTGGGTAGCCTCCATCCAGCCTTCGAGCACCTTCATGATCAGCGGGACATCGTCACGGATGGCCTCTACAAGCTCGTTGGCAACAGACTCGTTGTCGGCAACCAACGGGATGAGCTGAAGTCCGATCGCAGCGGCTAAGTCCAGCGAGTCTCCGCTGTCTGAGATGTCCGAGGAATCAGATGCCTTTACGTCCTGCATCTCCTCGATCAGGCTGAAAGCCTTCTTGCGCTTGGTCTCTGGGATACGGATCAGGTTCCGCAGGGTGAGTGTTACGTCTTCCGTGATCTGGAGCTTGAAGGGAGCGAACTCGCGCTCAACCTCTTCACGGAAGGAATCGAGAGTGAAAACGTTTGACATGGCAGACCTTTCGGGTATGCGGGCCTTAGGGGTAAGGGGGAGAGGCAGGCCCGCCAAGACACCTCTCCCCCTCGGAAGACATTGACGAGTTGTTCAATGTCAAGTCGGGGCTAGTCGAACAAGTCCTCGGAGATCCACTCGAAGAGGTTCCGAGTGCCGAGCTTGAGGAACGTGGCTCGAATCGGGAACGCGGTGAAGTCATCCACCGGCATCTGAATCGAGTCGTCACGTCGCACCGACGCCTTGGGGACGTAGAAGCCGATCCGGTTAGGACCGTCCACGATGACCACCAGGAACGCGTGCTCGTTCACGCTCGCGTCACCCGAGACTCCGAAGATGCCCTTCTCAGCCGACGTGTCAGCGCCGTAGTACAGCTCGAACGTGTCCGTATCGAACTGGTGCAGGAACAGGGTCAGGTAGTCGGCAACAGCCTCGGTAACGACCTCACGCAGACGTGCGTTCTGCCAGGTGCCTCGGATCTCAGCGTCTCCACCCTCGAAGCCGAAGTCAGGCATATCGCCACGAGAGGTGTGACCGGTGTTCTCCCAGCCGTTAGGTGCGGCCTTGAGGTCCACAGAGACAGCAGGAGCGGTGCCCCCGGTCAGGGTGCCCGTGACTGTGATGTCGCGACTAGCTCCCTGTAGGCGACCAACCAGCGCGATCTCCAGACCTTCTGCGTCCTGGATGCTGGTGCCCGATACCGTGATATTTCCAGCGCCGATGCCTTCTAGGGCCTCGATCGCGTTCTGTACCTGGCTAGGACCCGCGTTGGCAGGCAGAGCCGTGGTGGGTACGTCATCCACCTCTACAACGAAAGTGCCGCTGGTAGGGGAGCCGGTGACCTTAAGGGTGTAGGTCTGAGAACCGAAGGTCTCGGGGTTCATCGCGTCCAGCTCAGCCGGAGTAGGACGGGCAGTGCCGACAGCAGCCTTGTAAACGTAACCAACTGCCGCTGTGACAACGGCGTTGTCATTAAGTGCCATTAGGCGAATCTCCTTGCGGATTAAGAGGAGTGGGGAGGGCGCACACCGAGGCGGATGAGCCCCTGGATGCGCCAGGAATCCTGGAAGGGAGAGTCGAACTGGGTCGCTCCCATGGTTTCCCTGATTGAGTGCAGGTAGCCGTTTGGCGTCTGCGTCTGGTGCCGAACAGCCCGATAGAGTGCTTCTAGCGCGTCCTCGTATAGCTCCTCGGTCTCGACCAAACCGTCTGTGCCATAAGCGGTCATCTCGATCACAGGCAGGGCTAGTTGTTCTGGCCGAGTCTCGTGCCGGAAGCCACCGACCCTGCGGACGTTGATGAACGGGAAGACGCGGAAGTCGATGTCCTCTCCCCAGGAGCCGATCTTGGCTGCCTTGTCAGGCACCAGCGCAGCCCGCAGAAGTGGTAAGGCCACCTTCTGAACACGAGGCATCTTGGGCACACGTGCCTCCTAGTCAGTGAGACCGGCAGCGCCGGTGATGATGTAAAGACCCCCGACGTACTTGGGCTCGTCACCTTCGAACTTGCCTTTAACGAAGTGGCCGAACTCGATTGACATCGCAGCGGGATCGTCTAGGTTCACGAACGCGTCCACGTCACCCTCGGTGACCGTGACCTCAGCCCTGCCAGTCTTCTTGTGAGAAGCCAGCTTTGCTTCAGCCTTGACGCCAGCCTCCAGCGCCGCGTCTACAACCTCGTAATGCACCTCTGGGAGTCGGGAGACAACTCGGTTCATCGCCTTGTCGTTGATGAGCCGAACCACTAACCCCTCCAGATGATGTAGGTGTTGTGCCTAGTCGCGGGGGAGCCGATGTACTCGGTAACGTCCCCAAAGATGCTCCAGCGCTTACCGTTCCAGTCGATCTGGGCCTGCGACCCGAGGGTCTGCTTCCACGAGCGAGGGAACCGGAGCCGGTACATCTTCTCCGTCTCGAAGCCCTCGTTATCCTGCTCTGCACGCCGGGAAGACGTGCCTGACTGAGAGGCTGGCTGGATTCGAGCCCTGGTGGGGATACCGGTCTTCGATGCCCGGAGCATCGTGTTTTCGTCAGAGTCCATGTAGGACTCCTCCATGTACACGACGATGTCTGCGTTCGTGCTGTCTAGGAGGCTCATAGCACGTACCAGTGATCCGGCTCAGGCCGGTAGAGTTCGAACGGCGTAGGTACCTTGGGCGCAATCAGGAAGATTCCCTTGCTGATTCCCAACAGAGCCCACTCGTGTTCGAGGATGCTCAGCGCGCCTGTAGCGAGCCTCTTGTCCTTCTGATACGAGTAATCACCATCGGATTCGGCAATGAACCCATCCGGGTTACGCATGAGGCGCACAACAGCACTGGCCTCTACCATCACGACCGTAGCCGTGTCGATCTCTTGCTCTGCGATTTTGTCTGCCAGATCTGGAATCCTGGCCTTGATCAGAATCTCCGCGTCTGCCAGGAGCGTGGTTGCCTGTGTCTGCTCCTCGGTGCTCAACGGCCTACCGAGACGTGTTTCAACATCGCTGTATGTGGCGTATGCCATCTAGCGTCCTTTCGGCAGCCCCCGAAGGGGACTCCCAGAGATCAGGAGTCCCCCAAGGGGTTTGAACTACGGAGTGGGGGTGGTGTCGAACGCGACGAACGCCTCCTGATCACCCAAGATCCACCCGAAGGTGACCTCGATCAGGATCGCGACCTGGTTGGTCTGGAACATCGAGACGGCGTTACCGTCCGCGTCCACCAGAGTGGCGTTATCGGTGACCTTGACCCGGATCTCGTCAGCGAAGCCGTAGCGCAGCTGCGAGAAGTCACCACCGATGATGCGGATACCCGAGTCGGTAGCAGCACCCAGGTCACCACCAACAGCGCGGCTGTAGACCGCAGGCAAGCCCAGGACATCACCAACCGTGGTGGACAGGTTGATGTTGTTCGGGTCGGTGTTGCCGTTGGAATCACGCGCAGCGGTGGCCTTGACCAGGCGCGTGCGGTAACGACCATCGACAGCCCAGGCGTTGAACTCGTGCTTGTCCGAGACCTGCTCGTAGCCGTCCATGAGCGAATCCAGCAGGGTAGCCGGAGTCGAGCTGGCCAGGCTGATCACGTTCGAGGTACCTGCGATGACATTGTTAGCGTCGATACCCTGGAGGGCCGCGCCAGAGAGCGGCTGCTTGCCGTGGAAGACCGCGAGGTCGATACCGCGACCGATGGCGAACGCAAGGTCGGACTGCATCTGAGTGAAGAGGCCCTGAGGGTTAGTCCGGGCGAATTCCTCGGAAGCGGTGACGATGGTCGCCAGCTTGATCGGGCTGAACGCCTTGGTTGCCCACGCGGTACCACTCAGGGGCTTGACGCCACCTTCTCGCTGCTCGTTCGAGGTACCGTTACCGACCTGGCCTACCTCAGGACGCTTGGTCGTAGTCGGGATGACCGTCTCACCGTAGGTCACGGGGATCTTGGTACCCATCCGCATCACGACGGAGGTTTCCTGCGCCTTGTCGAAGATCGGACCCACGAGGGTCTTCGGCAGGAGGTTGGAAGGGACGTGGGCAAGACGACCCTGGTGGTTATCGGCTGCCTTGGGGGCGAGTTCATTCAAAGTAACCATTAAGGCTGCTCCTTACTTGTTGATTTGGGACTGGACGAATGAGGCGAACTGAGAGGCGGGATCGCTTGCAGCACCGGGGTTTCCGAGACCCTGAGATCGATCCACAGCTGCGCTGATCGGCGAACCGAACATCTCCTTGAGGTCACTCGCATGTGCGGTGAGTTCGTCAGAAGTACTGCCCTGCAAGGTCTTTGCGAATGCGAAGATCCGCTTGTCAGGGACCAGTGCGTCTACAGCTGTCGCCAACTTGTCGAAGTCGGACTGCACGATGCTGAGCGAGGTAGCTGCCTGAGCGTTCTCGCTGGTCAGCGATGCGACCTTCTCCGAAAGGGCATTCCGCTCGTTCTCCGTGTTCCGGAGCTGTACGCGGTAGTTCGCCGCTTCCTGGTTGGCATCCGAGATCTGCTTACGAGCCCACTCGGGTAGACCGTCGTTGCTCTGAGGAGCAGCGGGAGGATTCTGACCAGCGGGATCGGTAGAGACGGGAGCTTCAGGGGTGACGGGATCGGACATGAAAATGCCTCCTGGGCAATAAAAAAGGCCCCTCCTGGGGGCCGTTTGGAAACCGAGTTACGCTGCGAGCGCGGCGTAGTCAGTTGGGTTGATGTCGCCTCGATCAAGACGACGACGAAGCGCGTTGATGGCTTCGGTATTTCGGTTATCTGTGCGGGCTTCACCCGACTTGATCAACCTGTCAGCCTCCGTAGAGGCGTCTTTCCATAGTTCGAGCGCAGCGTCCTCGGCTGCCTTCCCGAACCAGTTCTCACTGTCGAATACGGGAACTGCCTTGCAGTCGCATCCGGGATGCCATTCGTCCATGTGATCCGAGATGTCCTCGAAATACGTTGACAGGTCACCCTTCTGAAAGAGGCGAACTGCCTTCGTATCGTCTATATCGAGACCAGCTGTGTCGGCTGACATGTACGTCGGGCCACGGGAGATGAGCATGAGGCACCAGGCGCAAGTCTCTCTGCCCGTTGCGACCCTTGCCCATCCCTTCAGGACACTCGGTTCGGGGTCGTTGGCTACGGCGTTGATAATCTGGCGTCGGCCCGCGTTCTCTACGGAGCGCGTGGCCTTGAGCGTGAGCATCGTGAGCGCATCTTCGGGAGAGTCCGCCTGGGACATCTTCTTGCGAGCTGGCTCCATATCCTTCACGAACACCTCGAACTGGGAACCTTCTAGGTACCTGTCGTTACGAGGCAGATCGGGATGGAACTGTTCACGCTGCGAGTCGTAGAATTCCCTTGCCAGGGAGGCGGATTCCTCTCGCCTCCGCTGGATCTCAGGGAACATCATGTTGAGCAGGAGTACCCATTCGGTGAGCGAAAGGGTAGGTCGTACAAACATACTCGCGAAGTCCAGCACGAATTGTGCTGTTGCTGCCGAGATCAACGCCTGCCGTGCGGCGTATTCCTCGGGGGTCATGCCGCTACAGGTGCCTTAGTTGGCTGCGGCTTAGGCGGTGTGCCCGGTCCGTAGAGCGAGCCGATAACACCCATCGGGTTCTCTTCCTCGTCCCAACGCTTCATGTTCTCGCGCTGGGTCACGGTGTAGCCGATGTCGATACGTGCCTGCTCCTTCGGAATGACACCCTGGCCGTTGGCGTAGCCCTTTGTGGCTGCGTCCATCTTGGCCGCGTATGTCGGCGTGGACGGGTTCTTCCAGACGGTCTCTAAACGGCGGTACTCTTCGGGGACCTTCTTGCCCATGACCTTGGTAGCGAGCCGCATAGCGGACTCCCAAGAGCCACCGAGCATGCGTGCCTTACGCTCACATGCCTTCACCAACCGGGTCTCCGTCGCCTGGATGGCTTCGAATGACGCGGGGTTGTCAGACGAGAACGAAAGGTACTGAGGGGGGAGCCCTGTATACGAGGCGAAGTGCTTGGCGAGTTCCGACAGCTCCTCGGTGAAGTTCCGAAGATCGGCTGCGCCGAACTCGAACGCCTTAGCCTGCTCGTTCTCCAAGGCCATGATCCGCGCGTAGTACGCGTTGCTGACCTCGTGTGTGCTTCCAGAGCCCACCAGCTCGTCGCGGTCCACTCCCAGGAATACCCGGAGAGGCACGGCCATTAGTTCGGATGCGGCCTGAAGGTTCATCAACGTCCGCGCTGCGGCGTCTGTGATCGATCGGATCTCGGGAGTGATCTCAGACTGCCCGTAGCGGTTCGAAAGCCTGCTCCGGTTAGTCAGAGGCACCACCGGTACCTGACCAAGTTTGTGGGGGACGCTGGGACCGTCACTGACCCACTCAGACATCGGACCCGCATCCCGTCTGAGGTAGATCGTCTCGTCTGGGAGCATTAGGGTTGCGCTGTCGGCTACCCCTGAAGACATGTCGCTCTTGTAGAGACGAACAGCCCGCGTGACCTTGTGAGTCCGAGGATCAATCTCGGCGAACATCGACAGGGGAGACTCCAGCCGGATCAACGGGGAGTCAGTCTCGTCATCATCGCTGGGTGCAGCGATTGTGATATACGAGCGTCCGTAGGTCAGGGAGTCCATGTGGCCAAGGGACGATTCCTCGTCCAAGTTGTTGTCCTGCCACCACTTCCAGAGTTCGTCTACGCCTTCGTCCTTGCCGGAAATCCGGAAGCTCTCTACGTCGAGACGTTCCTCGATCGCACGGATATAGAGCGAGGGCCAACCGACGTTCACCCGGAGGTATCTCAGCTCCGGCGGAGCACCGAGGCCCAACGTCTGTAGACGGTAGGTGGAGTCCAAGTACGACTGTGACTCTTCGAGATTCGGACGGTCAGTCGTGAGGACATTGGATAGGTGGTTGACGTGATCGGCAGCTGTCGTCACGAGAACACCGCCGCACCAGCTCCACGGCTGCGCTTGTTCATAAGGAAGTCCTGTCTCGCGCCATACGCCAGGACCGCACAGACAGCAGCATCGATCTTCTTCGAGCTGTCTTTGCTTGCCTTGCGAATCGAGATGGCGTCGTAAATCGTTGGATGACGACGGGCGTTCAAGATGTGCTGGCGTAGAACCGGATTGCCGTCATGGTTCAGCTCGCGCTCTATCACTGCGTCTAGGAACCGCTCACAGTCGAGAGCGAATCGCTTTTGCTGTCCTCGCATGTCAAAGCCGATAGGGCTGTTCGGCGATGCCTTGATCTTGAGCTTGTTCTTGTAGTCACGGCTCCAGAGATCGACGTATGCCTCGAATTCCTTCACGTCCGCACGGAAGGCGACGACGTTGTACGCCTCGAAACACGATCGAACGGTGGCGTCTACCTGTTCACGTGGAACCTCACCACCGAAGCGGCTAGGGTCCCAGAACTGGATAAGGAACAACTTCCCGTCTGAGATCCGGCATGCCACAAGGGCTGTCCAGTCATTGCCCTTCGAGCCATCGAAGCCAAGCGATATTCGGTCACCCTTCTCCAGCTTGAACATCGGCTCCGTCAGAGCCAGCCTGTCCCACAGCTGCGGAGAGATCCACGAATCCTCATGGGCGTTAACCTGATTCAGGAACTTGCGACGAGACTCTGTGATCTCGTTCCGTACGTCTAGAACCGATTGCACGATCTCATCGACTGGGAGCCATACCGAATCGCCACGGGCGAACTCGATACCTTCACGGAGCTTCTTGACGCCTAGCTCGAATCCTTCGGGGTCTTCCTTCTGGGAAGGGATCTCGGAGACCGGAGTTTCAGCCGGAGCTTCCAGCGCGTCGTAGAGCATCTTCGTGTCCACGGCTTTGCCTGCCAACACGTCGTTGTACGCGTCGTAGTCCCGTTCGCCTACTGAATCTTGGCCTGGGATATGCGCGTTGCAGATGGACAGCTTCCGGGCACCGGGGATCTTGGTCACGTTTCCGTCGATGACCTTGGCCATGCCGTGGCCGTCGTTAGTCTCGATCCACCACTGGGTCTCGTTCTGGATCACCAGAGTTGGCCGGTTGCCCTCCATAGAGGCCGGAGACGACGTGACAGCCTCAATGCGGCCACCTACGTCGGTGTAGTAGATGATCGTCTTGTTGACCTCAAGGCCATATGTGGTCTTCAGTTCCTTCGTGATCATCACGGGGAACAGGGAGAACAGGTTCTTCGTCTGCTCCTGCGAGACAGCCGCTACCTGAATCCATGGTGCGGGACGTGGCTTGCCTACGGGCTCTCCGTCAGCATCAAAGTGCGAGAACGCCACGGGGCCACAAAGTTCCACGAGTGCCAGCGCCGCACAGAATGGGTCCTTGCCCCACCCCTTCAGTCGCCGCAGAATGCCGTTTCGGTAGACGTACTTGCCGTTCTCATCAACGGCGTACCACCAGAGGGTGAATCGTGCCTGTTCCAACGTGGGAAGGAACGGCGTACCGTCGCCACTGGGAGAGCGTACGTATGCTGCCCACCAGTTGAGTACCCCCCAACCAAGGGTCTTCTCGGGCAGATACCAACCGCCATCTACGGTCTTCTGCCAAGTAGGTCCGATGATATGTGGAGGGGCCGGAGCGAGTTCCACAGTGGGGCTGGTCATTCCGGCCTCCTCACTCTAGGTTTTTGGGACGATCTGTTCGAACGCCTGCTTGGCGAGAGGGCCGAAGACCGGCACGTCGCCTAGCGAGTCGGCGGTCGCCTGCTTCACTCGTTCGAGATCGGCTTGGGCCTTCGAGACGGCAGCCGCGACAATGGGAATGTTGTTGACGATCTGGTCAACTGGGCTTGGTTCCTCGTCGTCGCCTGCCTTCTTGGGCGTGGTGAGCACGCCACCGGTCGCGACGACACCTGTACCGAGAGCGGTAAGCCAGCTGCCGATGTCCAAGGTGGCAAGGTCTGCACCCTGGGCAGCCGCCGCGATGGCACCGAAGAATGCGACGATGCCTGCGAGAGCTGCCTTGGAGACGGTTCCTACGGTGTATTTCACTTAGATGCCCCGTTCTTGATGATTGCTTGGAGGAGAGAGGGATTGGACTGCTCAAGCCATGCCAGAGCAGCGCGAATGTGGTCGGCTGGAATCTTCGAGAGGACGGCCTTGGCGTTGTCTACGAAGTCAGCGCTGGTGTCTGCACCGAGGCCATACGCAGAGCGGATGATCCGTGCGACTGAGTCCTTATGGCCGAAAGTCATTGCACGCCATTCGACAAAGACCTCGTGGATCATTAAGTCATCGTTGCGGTCGATCGTGCACCAGGTGCCGATCTTGCCCTCACCGGGAGTGCGATAGCCGGAGAGCGACTCATGTTCCTGTGTCTGCTCGCGGTACACACGGTCCCACTGTTCTTGTGGCACAGAGGCCATGTCATCTCCTGATTGAAGTAGTTCGAGTAGCCGGTCACCTTGTGCCAGCGCGAGGTTGTACCGCTTCTGGCGGTCGTCTAAGCCGTTGTATCCACCGTTGATTAGGTACGTCGCTCCGCGTAGATCCCTGCGATCCGAGAGCGGATTCAGGTTGGCGCGAGCCACAGTCCAGTACCACGCAGGCCCGATAGCGGCATACTGCATATCCGACAGAACCAGCGGGTTATCCACGAAGTAGGTCGGGGTGGGAACTAGTCCCTTACCGAATGCCCACCTGGAGAAAGAGGCGAAGTTGTACTTGCCGGTGATCTGAATCCATGTGCGGCCCTTGTAGAGTCGCCCGTCTCCATCAACCTCAGGGGTGTTACCCAGGTCTGTACGGGTGTCATATGCATCGCCGCTGGCGTACTCGGCGGTTGCGTTGAAGTTGTCGCTCTCGTGGCCAATTTGAGCCAGCCACATAGCGATACGGCTCGGGTTGGTGCACTCTGCGAGTGCTAGGCCCTTGGCGATGAGCGGAGCCAATACAACAGCACGTGCCAGCGTCAGCCCGGTAGCAGCTGCGAGGATCTCAGCAGGGCCGGTGTTCGACGGCGTGTTACCACGACGGAACGTGGAGTATCCGTCAGCACGGATCTTGCGGGCGATGAACGAGCGCAGACGGGGTTGGTCCTGGAAGGTCCCATAATCCATCTGCCAGTGCATCTCATCGATCGGGTCTGTCCAGTCACCAGCCCAGAACATCGTGTCTTCGTAGTAGTCCAAAAGTTCACGGACTACTGCCATCTGGGCGTTGGTGAACGTGCCACGCTTCCGGAACGGGTGTGTGTTCCAGTTCATGTCCATGCCCGTTCCATTGAGGTGGTTCGAGGTAGACACGGAGTTTGTGGGGGTGTAGCAAGCCGAGTCCGGATCACGCAGTGGCTCAACGAATGCGTTGTAGTCCGCGGCGAATGCCCGCATGATCGCGAGCGGGATGCCCTTCATGATCTGGAGCGTCACCGAAGTGCCGGGGACCGTAGTCCATTCCAGTCTGTCGGCACCGACCCATGGGGGCTCCCAGCCGTTTTCACTCTGTGGTGCCATGTTTGTCCTTCGGTTGAAATGTATTGCCGCCCCTCCCATTTGTGCATCGTGGAGAGGCCGGGGAGGGGGATGCGTGGACCAGGCGGGATTTGAACCCGCATATGACAGCCGTCTTTTTCAACGACTGTTGCCTTGCCAATCGGGCCACTGGTCTATCGCAGTGGCTCCCCTCTGGGGTAGGGGACCGACTGCATTGCTGGCATAGAAGGACTCGGACCTTCAACCTCTCGGTTAACAGCCGAGGGCTCTGCCAATTGAGCTATATGCCAAGAAGCCCAACATAATTGGGCTGTGAAGCTATTCGCCTCGGTACTTGAAGACCGGGGTTACATCGACCTGGAACGCCTGTGAGCCGTCGTTGATGGTCATAGTGATCGGTAGGTCGTTGGTGCGGAGCAGCGTGGTTCCGTTATGGATTCCGTATCGATCGATCACAGCGCCGTTGGCGACTGTTCCACCAGGTACGCTGATCGTGACCTTGCTACCGGTCGCTACTGCTCTACCTGCGTCCGGTCCCGTCCCGTCAACAGCTGCTCCCCACGTGGTGTCTGCCGAGACTGTGCCGACTCGGGTGCCACCGACGTAGAGTCCAATTCTGTTGCCGAGAGCGGTAATTGCATTCGCACACGCGTTACGGTGCGCTACCTGATAAGCAACCGCCATTGAGAAGCCTCCCTATTGATAGCATCTGACCCATCCACCTCCGGGCGCTCCCGCGCCACCTTGGCTTCCGGAGAAGACGCCTCCGTTACCTCCGTTGCCGCCGCCTCCTGGGGGGTTACCGGCAGCACCGTTGGTGTTTTGAGCAGCCCCGCCGTTGTAGGACTTGCCATTTCGTGTGTGTGACCCTGCGGACGCCCCTACTCGCGTAGTTCCGAATAGGTCTGAGGTCCCTCCGGCTGCGGACAGCCCGTCGCTCCATCCGGTTGCAGATGCGGATACCGTGCCGCCTCCAGCGGCCTTGTTGCCGCTTGTACCCCCGGCTACAGCAGCCGGGATCGTGATCGAGACGACCGTTGTTGTCCAAGGGATATGTACGCCACGCTCAAGCGTGATGGACGCCCAGATGCCGGGGTTTCCGCCTCCACCGACAATGCCTCCTGCCCAACCCCCGCCTCCACCGTTGCCTCCACCAACAAGGACGATGTCGATGAACCGGGACCACACCCGAATCGGAACCTGCGTGGTACCTACGGCTAAGACCTGTTGAGTTGTCTCGGGTGTTGGCGTGAAACCTGCTGTTGCCGCGTCTGCTGCGGCTGCGAGATCTGCTGCGAACGGCTCAATCAAGTAGCTCAACCACGATGCATCTGTTCCGAGCCCGAAGTCGATTGCCTGAAGACCTGCTTCTTGCGTCACCATATCGGCGCCTACGCCTCTGTCCGAGACGATCTGTAATGGGATGCTGGTCGTTACGTCGAACCCTGCGGCTGCGTCGAAGACGACCTGGGCGACTGCCTGGTTGGCTGCGTCCTGGCCTGCGGCTAGGTCAGCTCCAATACCCAAGAGCAGGTAAGAGACGGACATGGTGTCTGTGCCTACGCCTGTATCCGAAGCAGGGGATGCCAACCATCCGGACGCGAGGTCTGCACCGACGCCAGCGTCAAGGACGCGCTCTAGCGGTGCGGGTATTGAACTGTCGTTTCCGACTCCGGTGTCCGATGTTCCGAATCGCGCTGCGATCGAAGCTCTGTCAATACCAACTCCGGCGTCTGACAGCACATACGACACGAGGCCGAGTGCTTCGTCATAACCGGTGCCTGTGTCTGCTACGACCATCCGCGTCACTGCGTCGATCAGTCCGTCTTCGCCTATGCCGGTATCGGCCACCACCACGAACCATTCGGACTGGTTCTGGATGAAGAATCCGGAGCTGCGATCCTGTGGGTACACCTTGCTCCGCAACACCTGCGGGGTGATGGTTCCGTGTGCGTCGCGCTCTACCTTGATGATCGCGGTAGGTTCGGCCAGCAGGAGCTTGCCTGCTTCCGGTGAGACGATGTACGAGACAGGGCCATTCGACTCTTGGAGCCTGATGACCGAAGCTGTCAATCCTGTGTTGATCGTGGACCTAGAGCCGGCTCTGGACAGACCACTCTTGCGGCTGTCGAAGCGGAGCGTGGAAGTCTGCTCTCCGAGGTAGATGTCTAGACCTTGCGGAGAGCCTAAGTAGGAGAGCGGATCTGGCTCCGGGCTGAAACTTCGGAGCCTCACAGCATCGCCCCTATCTGCGTTCGCCGATTACGGATACCGTCCCGTAGCCGACAGGGTCACCGCCCGCTGCCTCGCCTTCGGCTTGGAAGACGAGCTGCCACGGTGTACGTGCTGCTACGAGGTCTGCTTGTTCGGATTCGACCTTGATGGTCGCTTCCGCGCCGTTCATCACGAAGTCCCACATGGTCTTCGGAGCCTTGCCCGGTGCAACCACGTCTACGTCAACCTCAGGGTTACGCCCGGTCAGCGATGAAACTGCGGAGATCGGTGGGATCGGCATGTTGGACAGCGCGCCTTGGAACTGCACGTTGAACCGGCGCATCGGTGTGTAGAACTGCGAGACGGAGACGTTTCCGGACCCGATCTGTGGGATCGCGGCCAACACGCTCTGAATGGAGGTGTTGAGGATGTCCACGATGTACGTCATGAGTTCGTTCTCGGTGAGGCCCGTGCGCTGGGTGACTGTGAACTCCATTTTGGCTGGTACGTATGACCATTCGAGGTCGTAGTCACCAACCAGGTTTTCCAGTCCGTTCAAGACGCCCCGGACTGCGGCATTGATCGCGCCAAGTACGTTCTTCGGGAATGTGACGGCAGCGGAGCCTGTGAAGTTGGCCGTGATGTTCCACTGCGGGTAATACAGGCCGGTCACCCGGACGTTCCCTGCGCCCACCTGGGGGAGAGCTTCGAGCGCTGCTTGGATGTCGGGGCCTTCGGAGTCGAATCCGAGGGCACCGGTGACGCCCCCGAGTACTCCGAGGGTCATCGAGCCGCCGTTGGCTCGGAGAGTGCGGACGATCTGGCGTGCGTTGTGCTCACCTGCGGTGTCCAGCTCGAAGTAGAGCTGCCCAGGAGGGAACGGGATCGGCTTGTTGTTCTTGTCGAGATTCTCGAAAGTCCAGCGGAAGTCGCGGCCACGCCAGAGAACGAGTGAGTCGCTGTCTACGCGTACTCCGATGTCGGCCACACGGCCTCCTTTCAGGTGGAATCGACCCCAGAGGGGGAGCGAGGGCTACAACCCCTCCGGGATCGGGTCTCTCAGGCTCCGAGACGCAGCTTGAACAGGTCGGAAACGTTGATCACGTTGTTGCCGGTATCGGTCTTGTCGCGTTCGATCTCCATCCGGACGCGGCGGCGGTCACCTTCGGTCATGAGCAGGGCCGTCATCATCTGGTTGATCGCGGTGATTTTCATCGCCGCACCCTTAGCCCATGGGGCCTTGAGCAGATCGTCCAGTAGGTGCATCGTCACCCTGGCGTACTGCCAGTCGGATGGTTCGTAGTACCGATTCTGAGCTGATTCAGTGAGAGACTGGTATAGGTCTTCGACGAGCGGGTGTGCGTCGGTCAACCCCAGTTCGGGGATGGGTACGACTCCGATCGCGGTTACCTTGTCGATCGGGATCTCTGGCTTGTTGCGTCGGACCTTCTGATCCGAGCGGTCGGGAACGGGACCTGTCAAAGCCCGCATGGGACACCTCCTGGGTGAGACGGCTCCTGGCCGTCAGGTAGACCCTGGATGTCTGTCCGTTGGACGCTTCCTCAGGGCTCTCAATTCCCGCTTACGGGAAACGCCCTCTGCGGATGACTTGCGACCGTGGCACCACGTGCACGCGGCGCGTAGGTTCCCGGTGGAGTGATCATCTCCTCGGCGGATGTGGTCAACTTCCGTCGCCATTCGGCGACAGCCAGATCGGCGGATCTGGCATTGCCATTTATCGCGTTGGAGGATCGACAATCGGAGAGACTCCCAATTCGGTGGGAGTCGCGATGATCTATCGGAGGAGGTCCACATTTTTCGGTGGGCCTCCTATGTAATTAAGACCGGCCTTTCGGTGGCCGGTCGAATATCCGACCCCTGCGATGGGGTCGGAATTACTTAGTTCAATTCAATGAGCGACCTTTCGGGTCGCTCTTAATTAGAACGAGCGGAGCGAGTATCTCCCCTCCTAAGAGGTTCCCCTCTAAGTACTCAAGATCTCTTACCCCTTACACCCTGTAGTACATGTCCAAACCGGGAAACCGGACGCTGCCGCCCTATTTATGTGATGCAGTTCACACAACAGGTGAGAGCCTCACGCTCGTTTCTGGGGTCCATCCATACAGGTCAGGTGGTGAAAACTGCTCTGTGTTGATCTGGGGGCCAGCTGGGGGTATCTGAGGTCGATTCCTCACCTGGGAAAACATTGAAACCCGTACAGGATTCCTCTTCCGCATTACCAACCGATCGGGGAGAGGGGGAGGGGATGATACCCCTGGGGTACTGCAAATGCAAGGCCCAATGCCCCTAATCCGATCCCTAATGCACATGCACCCATGCCCCTATTCGAATGCCAATGTGAATACGTTCTCTGTGCGTTGTGTGTGCACGTGTAGTGCGTATGCATATGCCCTATGTGTGCGTGTGTGGTGTGTGTGCACCATGGCTATATGAACGTGCCCTATATATCGATACGACTTGACATTGAACGGAATGTGGTGTTGCATATGGGTATGACAAAGAACGCCTATGTGGCCTTGGTTTCCATCTGCTTGATGTTCTTCGGAGTGCCCGCTGTGGCCTATGCCGAGCCCGTCGCTTCGCTCCCTGTGTGCCAGTACGAGGACGGGAATCCGGATGGCCAGCCTTGTGTATGGACCGACCCTGGTACGGGGACTGAGTACGACGTGTCCTCCGAGAACTACCGAGAGGAGGCACCGGCCCCGGCTGCTGGGCAGCGTGTGTACTACACGGAGTCTGGTCAGTGGGGGACGATAGTGTCCGTGTCACCGCAGGGCGTTCACGTCCAACTCGATTCGGAAGGGTGCTAGTCGTGCGGCGGTACATCCTGGAGGACACTTGCCCTCAATGTGACTACCACGTCAACCACTGCAAGTGTGAGGAGGACTGAGCATGGGGAACACGACGGGTGGCGAACCTTACGTAATCGACCTAAGCGAGTGGACGAGACTGCCTGAGGTAGCCCATTACGCGGACCTGCACGGCGTTCCCTTCGGGGATGCAATTCGGATGCTTGTCAACGCTGGCCTGAGCCATTGGGACGGCAGAGCGTAGAGCACCAACGACGAAGCCCCTGACCTACGGGTCGGGGGCTTTTTCGTGTTCTGACCTGCGCGAGGATATGTGACTTGACATTGAACAGCCAAGGCATTAAGTTCTAACTATCACAACTTCAGAGAGTTAAAGCGCAAGTCAGTTCGGGAATCCTAAAGCGCAGAGGATTTAAGAGCGAGCAGCAACACTACGAACAACGACTTGACATTTAACAACAATCTGATAGAGTGATCACAACAACTTAACAAGCCGATCGGCCCCGGAAGTAGTTCTCTTACAACGGATGTCGCAACCCTCGCAGGGTGTGATCGGAAACCAACCCGGAGAGATTCGGAAGCGGGGATAGGCGACGCCAAGCGCACCCGCACTCAATACAGATGGCACGGATAATCACCAGCGAGCATGGTTCATAGATTGCGATGACCCGGTGCTAACGGAAAGCGTTGCGAGCGCAATTCATTAGGTAACCACGTGCTGATTAGCACAGTGCGAACGATAGGCGTTCCGGCCCCGTAAGGGTGCCAACACGGGTCGATTCCCGTCACTGTGCACGTTGACTTGACATTTAACGAACGGAGAATGACATGATCATTCACTCTGACAAGCTCACTCACCAGGATTTCCAATCGGCTGCCAAGGCTGCGGGTGTCGAGATCGTAGATGTGATCAGCAAGGGATCACGTTCCCGCAAGGGTGCTTTCAACTTCGCAATCTCCGGTAGCGGTCGCTATGGGGGGCAATGGGGGACACAGGACTACAGCGCGGCCACCTGGGATGAATGGGGAATCGTCCTCGCGCAGCTGTTCGCCATCGATCCGGAAGCGCACACGGGAAAGAATGGTTACCAGTCCGCTGAGCACTTCAACTGGATGACGGGTAATCGCTTCCTGCGCTTAGACGTTCGGGACCAACACAAGCGCCACAAGTGGGCACACCACAGTGTTGCAACAGGTACCTACTACGTGCACAGCTGTGATTGCGGTGCATCTACTCGCACGCTGGCGCGCGGCATCAACTGGGACTACATCCGGAAGGCAGCATGAATCGCAACGATATTGAAGACGCAATAGCGTTGTCCGGTAGCAACTTTGACGACGTTGTGATCGGGTATCTAGAGGCGCAGTTGTGGGCAGGGTTGGATCTCGGTCGTGAAGACGAGTACGGCAACAACCCACCACTTGATGAGCACTACGACCGTTCGGACATCGCAGAGGAGTATATCGACAACCTGCGAGTCGAGATCCGCGATGTGGTCGCGGCTCACCCTCTCGCCGTACGCATGTACTTGAGCCAGCGAAAGTTTGACGCGTCGGACGGCTCAGCGTCCGAGCACTTCGGGCACGACCTCTACCTCACCCGTGAACGACACGGCGCGGGTTTCTGGGACCGTGGGCTAGGCGAACTTGGGACGTACTTGTCCCGTATCGCTCATGACCTCGGTAGCGCTGAATTGCTCTGGGATGACGGCAGCGGCACGCTGCGATAGACAGGGCGCTAAGTCGCCCACATAGCCCCTAACGGTTACGGACCCAACGATCGAGACCGCTGTACTGGCGGTAGTTGACGGGAGCCGTGGACGCGTTCGATTCGCGCCAGGGGCACGCAAACCAACCACTTGACATTGAACACAGGAGTGAATCATGGGTTACCGCAAGGTTTACGAGCCTAAGAACGACGAGTACAACACCGAAGCCCGTGAGCGGCTGACGGAGATGTTCCCGAAGAGGAGCAAGGTTCACACGGTCGTCAAGCACGTCACATCGTCGGGGATGGGCCGAACCATCGCGGTACTCGCCATCAACGGAGACGAGATCTACGATGTTTCTTACTCTGTAGCAAGGGTTCTCGGTTGGAAGATCGATGATCGGGGCGGTGTGTACGTTCAAGGTTGCGGCATGGACATGTGCTTTCACCTGGTCTACACGCTCGCGCAGAAGTTGCACAACGATGGGTACGCGCTCTCGCAGCGCACTATCTGATGTACCGCCGAACACTGATAACCGACATCTGCAAGAAGTGTGGTGGACCTGTCCTAGACACATGGACCGTGGTCGGCCTGCTTGCGGGGCATCACCAGACTGAGCACGAGTGTTCACAGTGACCGACGCAATCATTACCTTCTGCTTGCTGTGCCCTGTATTGCTCATGTTCTCAGCATATTTCGAGGAAGACAACGCATGAAGCATCTACTTGTCAGCATCACGGTAGGGGTAGGCCTAGGACTGGCTGCGCTGTCGCCTCCTGCCGTCGCGGAAGCTGGCCCACGGTGTGAGCACCGGGACATAGGACACATCGACAAGCACGGTGGAGAGAAGGCAGACGATGCCTACCACCGGGCGCGCGGTGAGCGCACCACGTGCGAGAACGATGACCGATACACCGGGAAGCGTACGGAGACATCTGACGATGAGCGGAAGCTCTGGGAGACACATCCACCCACCACAACCCGTGTAGTCCCTGCTCCTGTGCCCGTAGAGGGCGACGACGGCGACAGCGGTTGGCCATTCGGTAGGCACAAAAACCGTTGGTGGAGAAACGATTAGGAAGGTATGAGCTTTGAAAAACGTAGAGGTATCGGACTTTCCCAAGCTCCCCAAGGGCTACACGTGGAAAGTCAAGTACGAGGCGGAGCTAGGTCAGCACTCAATCGGGGTGTCCATCGTACGTTTTGGCGTCTTCACCCGCGTACACAAGTGGTCCTCATGGCCAATCTTCGAATTTCCAACGCCGGAAGAAATTCGCACGAAAGGCGTTAGGTTGGCCGAGTTGTCGTGGGCGGTGTTCACCGGAACGTCACTAGGTGATAAGCGTCTGGATGCGGCCAAGGCCCTACAGAACGAACTGAACAGCGGAAGCCTCAGGGAGACAACGTGAAACGTGTATTCATGACGCTTATGGGTGAGAGTCAGGACCCCAAGGGCAATCCTCTTGCCCTTGTCATCTACCGGGATCGATCGTGGGAGTACGTCCCACACAAGGAGTTTGGGCTATGAACCTGTTGTACACCAATGCGGCTTCTGGTGTGCCCGTCATCGAACGGAAGGGCACTGACCTCGGTTACGGTGAGGTGGCTACGTCACTTGCGCGTGACGTGGTGACGCTGGCTGAACGCAGTTCGATCGAGAACGCCACCGAAGCACACGATCTCAGGCACGGAATCGCGGCCGCACTGAAAGCGTGTGACCACGAGCAGGTGGGTATCGACATCATCAAGGCAGAGGATCTGCTGAGAGATATGAGTTACTCGATCGCCTGGGCCTCCGATGGTGGCTACCGGATCTACCAGTCGTGATGCATTAACACAACGTGTCGGGGCGTGTGTGCCTTCTTAAAGGTTTGAGACATGGATCACTCACTGTGAAATACATGAGAAGATTTGGACGTTCGTGCCGTAATTTGATTCACAACGAGTTCATCTCATGTTGATATGACTACATAATCTGGGGGGCGTCTTGACTCATCACCACTTGACACGTAACATTCGTCGGATTACCTCCAAGACTCGGAGAAAGAATGACAAGAGACGAATTACCAAAATTATCACTGGCAGTGGTTGAGGACTTAAAGAATAAAGGACTATCTCAGTCCGAAATTGCCGAAATGTATGGCGTAACCCGTCAGTATGTTTCGTGGATCAAGCACACGTACGGGGGTACGCTGACGCCACGAGAGGCAATCCTTCAGCACTTCCCATTTGAAGTGCCAACGGCGCTTAGTCAAACGTCCCCGTATATGCGATTGCGTGACCATGCCGAGTACATAGCAACGGGTGGTGACGACATGTCACCTATCAAGCTGAGTCGGCTTCGGTCGTTCTATCGCAAGCTCAGAGATCAAAACCTCGTCCTTGAGTATGACCCTTCAATCGCGCCTATCAAGGGCGTGAGCAACAAGGGTGGTTGGGCCTACCGTGACAGGGTGGCCGAGGACGGGGACTTGCTTATCCGGGTGAATGAGTACACCCGTCTAACTGAAGAAGGAAGACAACGTATATGGAGATTTCCTCCCGTAGACCCCTAGAAAGGCCAGCCGCCCGTGCTACACGTCATATCCGCGAGTGCGCCTACGTTATCAATAGCGGAAGCCCATTGGCTGTATGCACAGACTTGCATTTTGTTCGGCATTCCAGCTCTACTGATTTATAGCAGCCCAGTTGTCCGAGAGGATGACGAGAGTTACAAGCCAATTCTTGATCTTCTGAGTAATTCCCATTCTGAATTACTGGTCAAAGAAATGGTCAAAGACAAAGATATGATGTTTGGGCGGGCAGAATGGTCGGTTTACCTTTTGCACGATCGGGACATCGTTCCCGTTGATCAGCCTGTACACGACTTGTTCGCTTCAGCTTCCGTCACCGCGTTCAGCCAAAAGGCTTGGGGTGACCGTGGCTGAGGAGAAGAAGCGGTACCGGAGCGTCTCGCAGGTCCAGCAATACGAGAAGTGCCCGCAGGCGTACTACCTGGCTCGCATCAAGAAGGTATGGAAGCGTCCTGCCGCCTGGCTGTATCAGGGAAGCGCCGTACACGAGGCCATAGAGGCTTGGGAGCAGTCAAGAGGTTTGATGACTCTGGAGGAAGCTCAGGAGGTCTTTCGGGAGTCCTACGCAAAGCACGTGAATGAGGCGTGCCAGATCACTCCGAACTTCGAGTTTTGGTCTCGCTCTGGACGCTACGGCGGGCAAGCCGATGTCGAACGAAGGTTTGGTATCGGTCTTGAGCAGGTTGAGAAGTACTTGAACTGGCGTCGTGCTCATCCGGAAGAGAAGGTATGGATTACTCCTGATGGCGTCCTGGCCGTCGAGCTGAAATTCGACTTCGAGCTGGACGGTATCCCGATCACAGGCTTCATCGACCAAGTGATGACCTACCAGAACGACGAAGGCGAATGGGTCATTCTGGTACGAGATGCCAAGACGGGCAACCGAGTTCCAGAGGATGACTTCCAGCTTGGCGTGTATGCGCTGGCGCTGGCAGAAGTTTTCGGTGTCCCGCGTCCGACCAAGGGCGATTACTGGATGGGGAAGACGGGCAAGCCGGTGGCACCGTACGATCTCTCCGAATGGACACGAGAAGCCATCTCGGCGAAATTCCAAGCGCTGGAACAAGGTATCCAAGCAGAGAGGTTTGATGCTCTGCCGGAGTCCGACAAGTGCATGTTCTGTGACGTGAGCGCTTCATGCTCATTTGCTTTTGTATGAGACTTGACATTTAACGAGCGGCCTTGGCGGATAGCCGGGACTGAAACATGAAGGGACAGTTGATGCCAAACAGAATTCAGGCAGTTGAACTGAGCGGTGAGCACATAGATGAGGTTGTCCAGTTCGGGTGGTCCTTCTCATCTGGTGTAGAGGCCAACGTCCGAGGTGAGCTTCGGCAGATCTACCACGCTAGTGACAACGTGACAGTCAACCTGTCAGATCCAACCGGCAGTACAGGAAGTCTTACCGAGTTCCAGTTGGACTTGGACGAGGAGGTGATAGTCGAATGAGTGCACCAGGAGGGCTTGCGGAGCCCGGTTGGCGTAATCCGGCTGAGCTTGAGCACCTGCCCCAGGAGGCTTGGGACATTCTTGACAGCGAGGACACCGCTCACGAGGTCGGGGGAGTCCGTCGCACGTTCTACGCCGGGTATCACGGTCCGAACCTTGGTCAGCTCCTAGGGATTCCGCTCGGTACGCAGCTCATGTACCAGATGCAGAAGGACATGGAGCTGGAAGACACAGCGAAAGAGATGGGTAAGCCAGTGTGGGCTACCTGTCTGACAAACGAACAGGCACAACAACTTTGGGAAGGAAAGCAAGCAGCATGAGCGAGAAGACCGTAGTAGAGATCTTGGAAGGTGGGTTGGACTACCTTCGGAAGAACGGTTGGCGTAGGGGTGACTTCGGGTACGAGAATCCGGGGGATACCTGCAAGGCGTTCGCGCTGGGCGCGATCTACGCGGCTGGTGAAGTGCCTGCGGGCAACTTCTGGGGAAGTCCGATCAACATCCGATCTGCTGTGCACTGCCTCAATGATGAGCTTCCCTCCAACGCGCATGGCAGTGTCACATACTTTAACGACGCCATCGCCAAGCGTCGTCGTGACGTGGAGCGGGTATTCGCGCGGGCTATCAAGAAGGCCAAGCTAGATGCTGCTGAGTCGGCTACGCAGACCGTAGAGGCCGCGTAGGTTGTATACACCGCTGCAAAGCCTGTACATCAAAGGGTCGGCTGGTGATCCTCTGCCGGTCGTCTGGAAGGGCCTGTGGCAGAAAGGCATCAAGCTGGTACGAGGCCAACTCGTGCTGGTCTGCGCTGGTCCTGGTACGGGTAAGTCCGGGTTCGTCCTGACGTATGCACTCAAAGCCAAGGTACCTACTTTGTACTTCAGCGCGGACTCGGACGCGTTCACTCAGCTGACTCGATCGCTGTCGATCATCACAGGTAAGTCACTCGAAGAGTCGTCTATCGCGGTGCGGGAGAGCGTCATTGCACCTGAGGATGGTGCGGAACTCCAGAGTATCCCGATCCGATTCAACTACAACGCATCTCCGTCGTTGGATCAGATTGAGTCGTCGATGGCTTCGTATGAGGAGGTCTACGGTGACTTCCCCGCGCTGGTGGTCGTGGACAACATCACGAACGTACGGACGGGTGGAGCAGAGGATGATCCGTTCTCCGGCCTTGAGTCGCTGATGGACTACCTCCACGACATGGGCCGACGCACCGGAGCGTGTGTGGTCGGGCTGCACCATGTAACAGGTGGGTACAACGACGCGAACAAAGCTATCCCGCTGTCTGGAGTCAAAGGTCAGATCAGTCGTGTGCCAGAGATGATTCTGACGTTGCACCGAGTAGCCAACGAGTTCGGGGCCGACACGATCAACGTGTCAGCTGTGAAGAACCGGGGTGGCAAGGCCGACGCATCCGGCATGGACTACGTCGAGCTGGAGTTCCTGGGCGATTCAATGACCATCCGCGACATCACCTAAGTCAAACTTGACATTTAACGAAGGAACCAATGAATGAAGCTGTCCCTGAAAGTGTTTGGGCGAGAAATCGCCGTTGTCGAATTGCAGCTGCCAGAGGGGGAGAGTCCTGTGGAATCTGCGATCGAAGAAGTAGCAAGCAAAGGCGTCAAATGGATGTCGAAACTGTGGGTGAAGGGAATGATCAAGTGACAGAGCAGAAGTCACTAGCTGATCGCGTGGATGAAGCCGTAAAGGTACTTCATGAGGTCAACGGCGTCCTCGGGAGGCCGACCTACACGTCCTGGGATATAGGCACATTGTCGGCGCAGTTGCGGGTTCTCCGAGAGAAGGAAGCCAACGAGTCGCTTGCTAGGGACCTTCGCGATACCTACTTCGATGGTTCTGGAACGAGTTGGGATGAGGCACCTTACGGTGCCAAGCGCAAGTGGATCGAAGCCGCTAAGCGGTTCTCAGACAAGTACACCATCACACCTAAGGAGAGCGCATGACGAAGCCCAAGCACGAAGTGTTGGAAGAAGCTGCGGCGATTCTGCTGGAGAGAACGGCTGGTTTACAGGTAGCCCTCACGCCCAACAAGATTCGTGCCATAGCAGCTTCTTTCGCACGCAAAGCCGAGAGGGAAGCCCAGGTTGACAAGCTCGCTAAGGTTCTCCGCGAGGGATATGTTGACCCGGACGGGACAGCATCGAGCAGGGGTTGGTCATTCACGCGATTTGAGGATCTCTCTGATACGGCAAAGCGGCGATTCCGTGGGGCGGCTGAAGCAATTCTTAAGGAGCACAACATAACCCCCAAGGTGAGTGATCCGTTTGCTTGATGACCTCTTCTCAGCTGCGGTGGTTGCCGCTGTATTCCTTGTCGCGTTCTCTTGTTGGTTCGTGCTGAAAGGCAGGCCGGAATGAGCTATCTCGATGTCTGCGTGAACATCATCGTTTACGGTACCGCGACGTTTGCAGCTGGTGTTGTGATCGTCGGTCTGCTGCTCGGAATCGGGTATGTGCTCTGTGGCATCTATGAATTCATAGATGAGTTCCGGTCATGACTGACGTTCACTTCCTCATCATGGGAGTCTGCATCGGGAGCATCGCGACACTGCTTATCCTCGCGTTCGTCTCTCAGGCGTTCCGATGAGTGACGTTGTAGACAAGGCGAAAGGGCTTCTCAAGGCCCGGCTGTATGCCTACCCCGAATCGCTTGTGCGTGATCTTGTCTCTGAAATAGAGAAGCTCCGATCACAGAAGGGGGAGCTGCACCAGCAGTATCGCCTAAAAACCGTTGATGGGTATTACCGAGATGTCCCACCCGCCGATGTCAGCTTCTACTTGAAGCGACCACACCCCAATCTTATTACCCGTTGGGTGTCCAACTGGGAAGATGTGGAGTGACGCAGAAGCAGTGCGTTGACTGTGTGGCAGAGGGTATTACGACCAAGCGTAAGCTAGCCACCACCAGAGCAGGTAAGCCGGTCCCCGGCCCTCGCTGTGCCACTCACCACAGAGCCAAACGAGGTAGTACACGAGATCGTGCCTGGGAGGCAAGGCTTCTCAAGACGTACGGGATCACAGCTGACGAGTACTGGGCTATCTACGAGTACCAAGTAGAGGTCAATAAGGCCAGAGGGCTCACCGGAGCCTGCTACCTCTGCGGTAGGGCGACTGGCAAGGGTCGTAAGAAGCTCTCCGTCGATCATGACCACAAGACGGGGTTTGTCCGGGGCCTTCTATGTGGACCGTGCAACCGGGATGTTCTGGGGCATCTGAGGGACGATCCGGAAGCATTCCGTCGCGGGGCCGAGTACATCGAATCACCACCAGCTCTCCGAATCATCGGTGAGCGCGTAGCACCTATCGAGTTACTAGCAGCATGACTACTTGACATTTAACGAAAGGTTCCACCATGACCAAGCCGACCGCTAAGCCCAACCTGATCTTCCCGACCATCGCCAACCACATGCTCAACAACGATCGTGTCCTCCGGTTGGAGAAGCGGGACCAGTTCGATCGCAAGCTCCAGAAGTGGGTCGTCCGCGACCAGCCGACGATGGTTCCGACGTTGGCGGGGAATATCTCTCAGTTGAACGTGGACCGGTTCATCGAGAAAATCTCCAAGGTTGCTGCGTGACGGATACCGATCCCCGAGAGGCCAAGCTCCCTCGTTGGGCTCGCGAGATCCTGAGTGAGGAGCGCCGGAAGCGCAAGCTGGCTGAGCGTCGGCTAGAGCAGCAACTAGGCACCACCGAGCCTACGAGCATCTGGTACGGGACTGACTACGACAACCCGATCTACATTCCCGAAGACCACGGGTTCCAGCGAGTCGTCTTCTCGTTCCCCCCTCACCGGGGTCTGTTCGACCAGTTCACGGTTCGTGTCAAAGACGGTGTGCTAGAGGTGACCTCTGGTGGTCGTGGAATGGTGGTCGAACCTTGGGCGTCAAATGTAATTCGCTTGCGGCTCAAGGACTAACGCAGCCATGTTGAACGACTACTTGATCGTCAAGGCGATTCGAAAGTACTTCCCAGACTGGGAGCCACCTAGCCCGAATCCATCGGGCAACTGGACCTCCACACTGTGCCCCTTCCACGGAGACACGAACAAATCCGCTTCTGTCTCATACGAATACGAGGCTTTCCACTGCTTCGTATGTGGCGTGAAAGGGGACGCATTAAAGATCATTCGAGAGCAGGAGGAGGTGACATTTGCAGAGGCTGTCCGAATCGCAGAGGAGCTTTCTCCGGGAGGCAACCGAACGCTACCGACAAGCCATGTCAGGAAGCCCCGCCGAAGGATATTTGGCGACTCGGGGCCTGGGGTCTCCGTACATAAAAGCGGAGATGGACGCATTCAGACTGGGGTACGTGGAAGATCCACTCCCTGGTCATGAGATGTTCCGGGGTTTCTTAGCGATTCCGTACCTGAGGTGGTCTCAGGAGCACGGGTGGGCAGTGGTGTCGATCAGGTATCGATGTATCCACAACCACGATCATCGCGGCCACGGCAAGTACATGACACAGGCAGGGGATAGGCCCCGTCTGTTCAACACGATGGCACTGCTACGGCAGAGCCCGATCATCGCGATTACCGAAGGTGAGATCGACGCTATGACAGCGCAGGTCTGCGGTATTCCAACGGTCGGTGTGCCGGGAGCCCAAGCGTGGCAACCGCATTTCCGAGAACCGTTTCTCGGGTACCGGGAGGTGTTCGTCCTCGCAGACGGAGATGATCCCGGCATGCAGTTCGCAACCACGGTGGCCAAGACGATGCCCAACGCCAAGGTAATTCCCTGTCCCCCAGGGGAAGACGTCAATTCACTAGTTCTAGCCGGGGGTAAACAAGCCCTGGTCGGAAGGATCACATGAACATGGGTCGCCCATGAGATATTGGCACCGCGCATACGAGCGCTGGCTAAGCGGAGTGCAAGAGACACTGGTCATATTCCAGCCCACGGAACCGGGCCGATGGATCAGATACGAGAACGGCAAACAGCCGGTGGTGCTGGGATGATCCAAGTCTTTGGTAAGCCGGAATGTCCTGGCTGCGAACAGACTAAGAAGTTGTTGGACCGGGAAGGTGCATCGTACGAGTACGTCGATGTAACCGAAAACCAATGGGCGAGAGACGTTCTGAAGGAACACGACATCTCATCGGTTCCGGCAACGATGTCGTTCACTCACCAGCCGATTGTTGGGTTCCGGCCTGACATTCTCAAAGAGGTGGTCAAGGCGTATGCCGCAGATCCCTCGCTTGACATTGAACAGGAAACTACATGACGGAAACGGTTCTGCAAGAAGCGGAACGGATCATCAACGGCGCTCGTCAGGAGAGCTACGGTCCTCCGGAGCAGTCCCTCGGTGCCATCGCGGAGCTGTGGTCTCCGTACCTGAAACTGGATCTCTCGGCTAGGGATGTCGCGAACCTGATGATCCTTTTGAAGGTCGCACGATCTAAGCAGGGGTTTCATCGGGATTCGTATGTAGACATCGCGGGCTATGCGGGTCTCACGGAGAAGCTGTCGGTTGAGCCGGGGCGTCCAACCCCCCGGCAGTGGAACACCCTTCTCAGCATCCCTCGTGGGGTCAAGAAGGTCACGACACCGTCCAGAGTTATCTGGCGGTACTTCCCAGATCAGGTTGCTCTTAGGGAATTTGGCAGGTGGTGTTGGTCTGTACCGAAGGGGTACGCAGGTTCGGGATACAACGTTGGTCCGTTCACCGAAGTTCTGGGTGATGCGTGACTAAGCGGATCGTTGTCATCTCTGACACTCAGATCCCGTACGACGACCGCAAGGCACTGAAGGCAGTCATCCGTTTCATCGGTGACTTCCAGCCTGACGAGGTTATCCACATCGGAGACCTGATGGACTTCCCTCAGCCGTCGCGCTGGAACAAGGGGACCAGAGGGGAATTCGAAGGCTCGGTATTCGCAGACTGTAGTCAGTGCAAGATGAGGTTCCTGGAGCCTCTCAGGGCCGTCTACAGCGGCCCCGTGGGTGTCCACGAAGGAAACCACGACCTCCGGGCACGTGAGTACCTGGCCAAGTACGCTCCGGCGCTCGCTGAGTCTGGTGCGTTCAATCTGGAAACACTGCTGGAGTTCGAGAAGTACGACGTGACGTTGCTTCCGGACTTCTACGACGTGGCTCCCGGCTGGCTCACCACCCACGGTCACCGAGGTCAGATCTCGCTCTCCCGGATCGCGGGTAACACCGCGCTCAACGCCGCTCGAAAGATCGGCAAGTCCATCGTGATGGGACACACCCATCGAATGGGCATCGGCTCTGAGACAAAGGGATTCAACGGCAAGATCACGTCCCTGTTTACCGGAATGGAGGTAGGAAACCTGATGAACATGAAGCAGGCTGAATACCTCAAAGGTGGAACGGGCAACTGGCAGCAGGGGTTTGGGCTTCTCACGGTCGATGGTGATCACGTGAAGGCAGAGGCTATCCCGATTCTCAAGGGCAAGTTCTCGGTTGACGGAAGCGTTTGGGAGGTCTGACACTTGACATTGAACAGTGACGAGGGTCAGCCGATCACGAAGCTGGCTCCGGACATCAAGAAGGCAGGTAAGTTCGTCGCCTTCCAGTGGCCCGGAATCATGGAAGGTGAGGACGCAGAGCAGGCCATCTTCTTGCATCTGCTGGAACGCCCCACGTCCGTAGACAAGATCCTGGAGATGGACAAGAAGGCCCAGTATCGGGCCATCGTGGGAATCGGTAACCAGCTAGCCAGCGCAGAGCGTGCCGACTACGACTACTTCAAAGGTAGTTATCGGTATTCCGTCAAGGAAGTCAAATCGCTTCTACAGCAAGGCATTCTGACCGAGCAGCTGAAAGCGTTCAAGTCTGAGTACATCGATGTGGAATTCGGGATTGCGGAGCTTGCTGAGCAATATCGCGTCGCGATCGTGCGCCGTTACGCGCAAGGTGAAGCTCCCGAGTCAGACGCGGCTCGCAAGGTAGCGGAGCGGGCCGTGGATTCCCTGGTGGACGAGATGAATAAGTCCAATAAGCGTCGGCACTCCGAACGGGATGACGGCGCAGGGACACGTAACGCGATGACGATCGGTCAGTGCCAGTCCGCTCTCGAATTCGACTGGGACGGAGAAGGAACGGAGTTTGAGCAGTGACCGATGAGTGGTGGGGTCTTGGTCTTCAAGACCTCGCAGCGGAGCAGATGTACGACGACTACTACGACGGAATGAACCCGCTTGAGCTGGCCGCTCAACGTGGCATGGAAAGGATCGAAGATGTTTGACATCGAACGCGCTTTCAGCTTCCACCAGCTTTCGGATGAAGGTGAGCGCATCTCGGAGGAACTCAAGGACAAGTTCAAAGAGCTTGCGTACGAGGTTGTTCGAGCTGTACCAAACAACCGGGAGCGCTCGTTGGCTTTGACCAATCTGGAGCAGTCGTGGCAGTGGGCAGACTCGGGATTCCGTAGCTTCTCGGACACGGTCGTGCTTCCTTGAACAGCATCTACGACGGATCGTTTAACGGACAGCCTCGTTCGCAGATGTATCGAGCCCAGGTGACTCCTGAGCTGTTCCCACACGAGAAGCCGATGCGTGTCGAGAACTGGTCGGACGAGGACCGGGAAGCGTATTGCGGAGGCGAGTTCACAAAGGGATACAAGAAGGCGGCGGCTTGACCGACGAGATCAATTGGGGGCCAACAGGTGAACTGGTCTATAATCGTACGTACTCGCGAACGAAGCCTGATGGCACGCGCGAGACGTGGCCAGAGACAGTACAGCGAGTCGTGGATGGCAATCTTGCGCTTGTGCCTGAGAGATACCAACTCTCAAGCGAGCGAGATGACCTTCTCCGTCTCATGGGGGAATTCAAAATCCTCCCCGCTGGTAGACATCTCTGGGCCTCCGGAGTCAAGAACGCACAGCATCTCTTCAACTGCTGGGTTGCCGGATGGACTGAGAAGCCTTCTGACCACTTCGAGTTCACGTTCATGCGACTCATGGAAGGTGGGGGAGTAGGGGCAAACTACTCAAACCGATTCCTGAAGGACTATCCACCGATCCAACACTTCCTGAAGGTTGAGATTGTCTGTGATCCAGAGCATCCCGATTATGAGACTCTGAAGGACGCTGGAGTCCTTTCGGATCGTTACGACTCGGATTGGGAGGGGTCATACCCGATCGAGGATTCTCGTGAGGGCTGGGCCGCTGCGTTAGCGGATCTGATCGATACCCACTATCGGGCTGAGACGGTTCACCTCAATCGGGTCTACGACGTGTCTCGTGTTCGTCATGCCGGTGCTCGTCTGAAGACCTTCGGTGGTCGGGCCTCCGGTCCACTTCCGTTGGCCAAGATGCTGATTCAGGTGTGCAAGATCCTGTCTGACGGGAACGGTCACCAGCTGGACGGTATCTCCGCGATGGAGATCGACCATGAGATCGCACAGTGTGTGGTCGCCGGAGGTGTTCGCCGGTCGGCTCGTATGTCGATGATGCACTGGAACGATCGGCAGATTCGCGAATTCATCAACTGCAAGGCCGAGTCGGGGTCTCACTGGACGACGAACATCTCAGTCGAAGTCGATGATGAGTTCTGGCATGAGACGAGGGATTCGGAGCCGAATGTTGCACTGGACGTGCTTGGGGCTGTCGCCTTAGGCGCTGTACGCAACGGTGAGCCGGGTATGTGGGACTCCTCCCTATCCAACGTGGGAGAACCCAACACGGTCGTCTGTACGAACCCGTGTGGGGAGATCACCCTCGAACCATGGGAGCCATGCAACCTCGGACACGTCAACCTGGCCGCGTTCGTCAACGAGTACGGACAGGTGAATAACTGGGACCTGTACAAGGCACACCAGCTGATGACCAGGTTCCTTATCCGGGCGACGTTCGCCTCGGTGAGTGATCCGAAGTCACGGGAGGTGCTGGACAGAAACCGACGAATCGGAGTAGGCCACCTCGGGGTGGCTTCTTACCTGGCCATGACCGGCGAGAAGTACTCCGAAGCACGGCACAACACCGAGTTCAAGTCTCTGTTGCGGTCGCTGGCTAACGCAGTGGACGGGGAGGCTGTTCGGTTCTCTCACCAGCTCCGTATCCCGGTGCCGGTCAAGAAGCGGACGATTGCACCCACAGGGACGGTCGCCAAGATGCCAGGAGTATCGGAGGGCATCCACCCGATCTTCTCCCGGTACTTCAACCGGCGCATTCGGTTCTCGAAGGTGGACCCTGACCAGGTTGCAACCGTGGACAAGTTCCGAGCAGAGGGTTACGAGGTCAACAACTGCATCTACTCGCCTGAGAGCTGGGTTGTGACCTTTCCTACCAAGGACTCGTTGTTAGCGGCTGTGGAGGCAATTTACGGGCAGGAACGGGCCGAAGAGTTGGTCCAGTCGCCAGACGAGTTGTCCCTCAACGAGATGCTGGCATTCCAATCCGTGTACCAAGCGTGTTGGGCAGATAACGCGGTGTCGTTTACCGCCAATGTCAATCCTGATGCGTACACCGCTGCCGACGTGTCGGATCAGCTGAAGACCTTCGCGGGACGGATCAAAGGCTCCACGATCTTTCCGGAATCGTCTATGGCACAAGCACCTTACGAGCGAATAAGTAAGGAGGAGTATGAATCGTCCCAAGCCAAGTCGGTTGCGGATGGTGTTGACGAGGAGTGCTCCAACGGCGCCTGTCCTATCCGGTAGGCAAATGATCCTGGCCCTTATGGGGCTCATCACGTATCACGAGATCGTCTGTGCCGAAGGGCAACTGATCTCTGAGGTTGTAGACGAGTGGCTGGAGTCCAATCCCGTTGCTGTCTACGCCTTCACGCTAATCACGGTGGCCCACTTGCTCAATTGGCTACCTCCCAAGGTCGATCCATACCACTTGGTCGGCTATCTGTTCACGAAATTGAAAGGCACTATATGACTCAGCCCGATCCCTTTGCACCTTCTGCTGACGAGCCCCAGACCGCTCCTCCTCAGGCTCCGGCTACGCCGGATGATCCGTGGTCGGCACCTCCTCAGGGCTTCGCAACCCCTGAACCTCCGGCACAGGCCCCGGCTGTGAAGACAGTCGCGCCCTCGGAAGACGGCAAGGTTGTCCTGACGTTCAAGGGTGGTACCGGGTACGACGCTCCGTGGATCGTCATTCACGCGACGAGCTTGGAAGATGCACATGATCAGGTAACCGGCGAGAACGCCAACCTTCTGGCCAAGGTGATGACCCAAACTCAAAACGCGGGTTCACACTTCTCGCGCCTGGGTGGCGGGAAGCCCACGGGTGGTGGCAACTCTGGTGGTGGCTCGAACGCTCCGCAGGCTGCACAGCAGGCACCGAACGGTGAGAAGCAGTACTGCCAGCACGGGGAGATGGAGTACAAGACCGGAATCTCTCAGAAGTCCGGGAAGCACTACGCGCTGTTCTCGTGCACCGCACCTCGGGACGAACAGTGCAAGGCCAAGTTCCCCAGTAAGTAGCACGCTCGCTTGACATTGAACAGGTAGGGGGGCCCTTCGGGGCTCTCTGCCTGTGTCAGAAGGAGATTCGATGTATCTGATCCAACTAACGCTCCATGACGGGTCCACTATGGCGGATCAGATCACGGAGCGACCGTCTTACGACGCCACCGAGAACTCGCTGATCGTCTACAGCACCGATGGCACGGAGTGCGTTCTGTATCGCCCTGATGTCACCCACTACACCCTTACCAAAATGGAGAACAACGTTGTCCCTCTTAGAACTAACTGAACTCAAGGCTGAGAACGCAAGACTCCGTGGCGAGTTGGACGCACTCAAGAAGCCGAACAACCGCAAGAAGCTGACTGTCGGTGAAGTGAATTTCATCCGGCTCATGTACCGGAATCGCGGTTTCAACCAGCGCGAGATCGCTGACATCTACGACATCAACCCTGCCACGGTCTCTCGGATCGTACGGCGCATCTACCACAAGGAGGCAGCGTGACATCTGTACTCGACCAACTGAAGAAGACACGCGAGGTTCTGGAGACTCGTGGTCGTACCATCGGCACACTCGTTCGTAGTGATTGCCGGGTCTGCCTGCTTGGGGCGATTGGTGTTGCGGTGCTTGGAGAGTCGTATGCGGATAAGCCCACTTATGCGGTCTTCGATAAGACGGTTGAAGGGTTCAACGAGGAGGCTTACGCGGTCGTTGAGTCACTGTTTCCATACTTGCCTGATTCATATCAGTACGAGTACGTAGCCCAGAACTACGACGATGTGGTGGCGTTCAACGACACCGATGCCGAATTCGATGACGAGAAGGTGTTCAACCTGATCGATCGGGCTATCGCAGGATTGGAAGCACGCCAGTGACTCTGGAATTCAAACCGTGGCCGAAGACGCCACGACTGAACGGTGCTTCGATGGTCATCACAGAGAAGATCGACGGCACCAACGCATGTGTCATCGTCACCGAAGACGGTCAGGTTGGGGCGCAGTCCCGCAACCGGCTGATCACCCCGGAGAACGATAACGCGGGGTTCGCCCGTTGGGTGGATGAGAACCAAGGTCAACTGTTGCACGACCTCGGGCCTGGTTACCACTACGGCGAATGGTGGGGGTCTGGTATCCAACGTGGATACGGGCTATCTAATGGCGAGAAGCGATTCAGCCTCTTCAATACCGGACGGTGGGCGGGTGTGGAGTTCGACATCCCTGCACTCAGTGTGGTGCCTACCTTGTGCCGTTACCAGTTGGATACGGATGTCATCCGCACCGTGGTCGAGGAGCTTTCCGAAGAGGGCTCTATGGCTCAACCGGGATTTATGAAGCCGGAAGGCGTCATCGTCTACATTCCCCGTGCCGACAAGGTTTTCAAGGTTCTGATTGAGAACGACGACATCCCGAAGGGGCTCGTAGCGTGACTATCGAAGAGATCATCGAACAGAGCACACCTCAGGTTGCCGCGCTTGCAGCGTACTTGGGGTTTCGTGTGGCAGCGGAGGAAGCGCGTGAGGAGTACGGGGAGCCGGAAGATTACCCCGAGCCTCTGAAGAAGTTCTTGGACCGTGGCGTAGAGGTCGCGGAGCAGTTCATCAACAAACTCGGCGTGGAGTGAAGGTCCAAGAGGCTGCACAGCTTGTCGAGAGCTACGACGGGTCCGAGGTCTTGGCGGGGCAGGTCGGCTTCGTGGTCGCCATGAACAACGTCGTAGATCGCTACGGCGGTGAGATCGAGTTTGACGCTCTCCCAGAACCGTTGTTGGCCTTCCTCACTGACGTTACGACCACCGCTGAAGAGTACCTGAAAACAGGAGAGTAAATGATCGAACTCCGCAATGAGGTTGCAGGAGAGCCGGTTACGATCTACGTAGTAGAGAACGAGGACGACCTAGAAGGCTTCCGTGACTTCATTCGCGGGAACCTGCGCTGTCTTGGACTCGACTCGGAGACTACTGGGCTGGACATATACAGCGATGACTTCCGTTGTCGTCTTGTCCAGTTCGGTAATCCGAACGAATCGTGGGTGGTGCCGGTAGAACGTGGTCCCAGGTTCGAGCAGGATGTGAGGCTGGCGCTACGTGGGGTGAGTAGGTTTATCCTCCACAACGCGTCGTACGACCTTCAGGTCTTCGACAGAACTCTCGGTGTGCCGATGGAGGAGTTGTGGCCGAAGGTCACGGACACTCGCATCCTCGCTCACCTGGTTGACCCACGGGGCAAGGAGGAAGGCGGGTTCGGTCACTCGCTGGAGGACACTGTCCGTCACTACGTCGATGCTGACGTGGCAGACAACGTCAAGACTTTGATGACCGATCTTGCCAAGGCCCACAAGACAACCAAGGACAAGATCTGGAAGACGGTCCCGTTCGAGGACTCCCACTACCAGCTCTACTCCGGGATGGACCCCGTTCTAGCCTGCCGTCTATGGCGGAAGCTGGAGTCGCGTATCCCGAACGCTTCCAAGCCTCTGGTGCCTTACGAACACAAGCTGGCTGAGGTCTGCGCCATCATGGAGCGCACCGGGTTCCTACTCGACGTGGAGTACACCGAGCAGTTGTCATCGAAGCTCAAAGAGCAGGAGCAGTTGGGTGTCTGGCTCGCAGCTGAACTCGGCTGTGCCAACGTCAACTCCACAGATCAGGTTGCCGATGTGCTAGAGGCCCGTGGGGTCAAGATTAAGGGCCGTACACCCTCTGGCAAGCGCCAGGTGGACAAGAAGCTCCTGGGTGATCTGGTGGCCAAGGGCGATGAGTTCGCCAAGCTGGTCGTGGAGACGAAGAAGGCCCGGAAGTGGCGCACTACTTGGGTTGACGGGTTCCTGAAGAATATGGACTCTCAGAACCGCTGCCATGCTTCGATCAATGCCCTGCGGGCACGCACTGCCCGTATGTCGATCACCGGTATTCCTGCCCAGACGCTCCCCTCCGGGGACTGGATGATCCGCAGGTGCTTCCTAGCCGACGAAGGCCATCTGATTGCTTCTGTGGACTACCAGGCCCAGGAACTCCGTGTACTCGCCGCGTTGTCCGGAGACCGGACGATGATTGAGGCGTTCAAGAACGGTGAGGATCTCCACCTGGTGACGGCGCGGGCCGCATTCGGGGATCACATTCAGAAGGATGACCCGGAGCGCAAGTACGCCAAGACTGTGAACTTCGGGCGAGTCTACGGCGGCGGTGCCAACACCGTGGCCGAGCAGACGGGGTTGTCCAAGGATCAAGCTCAGGTCGTCGTAGACGGCTTCGACAAGGCATACCCGATGGTGTCCAAGCTAAGCCGGAAGCTAGCGATGCAGGCAGCACAGACGGGGTACATCATCACCCCCGTTGGCCGTCGTCTGCCGGTCGATCCGTCGCGGTCGTACTCTGCGCTCAACTACCTGATCCAATCGTCATCACGTGACGTAACGGGACGCGCTTTGATCCGTCTGCACGAGGCGGGATTCACCCCGTACCTACGCCTTCCCATCCACGACGAGATCTTGGCGTCTGTCCCGGAGGCTCGTGCTCAGTGGGGAGCTGAGGAGATCGGTCGTCTGATGGCCGAGGAGATGGGGCCGGTAACGATCGGAACCGATCCAGAGGTCGGTGGTCGCTCGTGGGGCTCGCTGTACATCAAGAAGGACGAACAGGACTCGATCAACGATCCGTATCTTTTGCCGTCTGCGGCTTGACATTGAACGCTGAGCGCTAGCTCAAACACCAACCAGTACTTGGAACTTCACGGGTGCCGGTGTCTTTCGTTGTCTACCGACTTGACATTTAACGAGGAGAAACATGGAACGCATTAACGACAAGCTGCTCAACTTCGCTTCTCATATCGATGAGAACACCATCGAGCAGGCCAAGGAAACGGCCACCATGCCGTTCATCTACCCGCACGTGGCTTTGATGCCGGATGCTCACTCAGGCAAGGGATCTGCCGTAGGAACAGTGATTCCTACCGAGGGTGCCGTTATCCCGGCAGCGGTCGGTGTGGACATCGGTTGCGGCATGATCGCGGCACGCACGATCTACACAGCGGAGGATCTGGAAGGCCGAGACCTGGCCGAGCTACGCAAGTCGGTGGAGTCGGCTATTCCGCTGTCGCCGGGGAACTACAACAAGCGGTTGGATCGGTTCGACTTCACGTTGGGGAGGATCAAGGATCTAGAATTCTTGGCCAAGACTCGGGGTGTTGACCTGTCACACTCGCCCAAGTGGCGCGAGCAGCTGGGCAGCCTCGGTGGGGGTAACCACTTCATCGAACTGTGTCTAGATGAGCGTGACCGTGTGTGGATGTTCCTGCACTCCGGCTCACGCGGTGTCGGAAACAAGATCGCGCAGAAGCACATCAAGGTCGCTCAGGCGTTGTGTGAGCGGTGGAAGATCGATCTCCCGAACCGGGATCTGGCATACCTGCCGGAGGGCACACCGGAGTTCAACGAGTACATCCGGGAGCTGACATGGGCGCAGCGGTTCGCGCTGTACAACCGCGCCGAGATGATGGACCGGTTCCGTCAGGCGTTCGCTCACTGGATTGGGGCCAACGACCGCATCTCCATCGAAGCGGAGCGGATCAACTGCCACCACAACTACACCACCACCGAAATCCACGGGGGCCGAGAGGTTCTGCTGACTCGTAAGGGCGCTATCGACGCCAACGAAGGCGTCATGGGCGTTATCCCCGGATCGATGGGTACGCGGTCGTACGTCGTCCGTGGGAAGGGCAGCAAGGCCGGTCTGTGCTCAGCTCCCCACGGTGCTGGTCGTAAGTACTCCCGGACTAAGGCACGTCAGATGTTCACTGCTGACGATCTCGCTGCGGCGATGGTTGGTATCGAATACCGACACGGTGAGGCGTGGATCGATGAGATTCCGCAGGCGTACAAGGACATCGATCAGGTTATGCACGATGCACAGGATCTTGTTCAGATCGTTGCGGAATTGCGTCAGGTCTTGAATGTGAAGGGGCAGTAGAACAATGGCAGTGACAGTTGTAATAGACGAGTACGACACGATGACCCTCGAAGACGCAGACACATTCAGGGTAGCTGATGACGGGTTTCTCTACGTAGGCCAAGGGCAGGCGGTCTTCAAGGAATGGCGTAGTGCGTACAAGGGGAGGGTGGTGGATGGTGACTAGCGCTCCTTGGTTCCCCGAGTACTACCTCGAAGTATCCAACTCAGATCCAGAGTCGTACATGTCGTATTCACACCTGGTGCGGTTGTCCTTCCGGGTGAAGGACAAAGACCTCCAAGGAGTCATCGACACGCTGATGCCGAACACCCCAGTCGAAACACGGAATGAGTTGTTGCGTGGTAGATGACGATAGTTACCTGAACATCCGGCTAGAGGTTTCCGTCCCTCCGGATGCATACGCAGGGCGCAATCCCGACACGGTGAAATTGGCCACGAAGGTCTGCGTCCTGACGGAGTGTCCTACTACCTCACGCGAATGCTGGAAGAAGTAAACGGAAAGATGGCTGATGAATTGAAGAAGCGGGGGTACATCCAAGATGGACATTGAGGAATTCCTAGACAGGTTCTACCAGGAGTTCACGAAAACCACTGGCGCAGAGAAGACCTTCTGGAAGCCTACCCAAGAACACCTGTTGTTCGAGCAAGGCGAGTGGGCGCTAGACGCAGTTGACGACAAAGAGAACAAGAAGGGCGTCGGGGTCTTCTACAAAGAAGTCGATGCCGACTGGGTAGCGGGTATCCACGGTGCCTTCCCTGAGTTCGTTCGTCGCTTCCGTGAAGCGCTAGACGAGGCCAGTCGGCTGGACGAGGAGCGGGACAAGCAAGAGGGTCGCATCGCGGAGCTTGAGTTGGAAGTCAGTGCAACCAAGCAAGACCTCGCTCTACAGATCGACTACACGAAGGATCTGGAGCACGAGCTAAGCGAGATCCGTTATCGGATAGAGAGTCTGGAGAAGTGACTGGGGAACGCAAATGGCTGGAGCTGGAGGTCGTTTCGGATAACGAGATGTACCTCTGGTTCCGGGGTGATCGGTATCGAATCCACAACTACGACGTACAGAATCGATGGGATGAGTCCTGGATATTCAGGCGGGATGACCGATTCGCGTACTCAGATGGAATCGACCTCACGCTGAAGATGCATTACGCACCAGTTCCCCCACCTCCACCACCCAAACCCAAACGGACATGGGCTAAATCGATGGGCCTTAGGAGGCCGAAGTGAGTCTACATCCACACGATCTGTACCCCATTCGGGACATGTTGCGGTTCATCCTTGCTGAGCTTAAGAAGATCAACGAGCGTGAAGAGAAGCGGGACAAGGTTTCCGCTACCACCGTGTACAACATCGACACGTCGTCAATCTCGAAAGCCGTGGCTCGTTTGACAGCGGGCGTCTTCCCCCAGGTGTTGAAGGGGGACTTTGTCAACTTGGACAACAAGAAGTGGGAAGTGTCGAAAATCGACGGAGAAGACGTGTACCTCAAGCGTGAGCAATGGGACTACGTCGGTCGCTACTGGCTCTCCAAGATGATCAATATCAAAGATGTGGTTCCGTGGGTCTGACTGGGAAGCACGTGTGGTGGAACAGCCTTCGTTGGAGGGTGGATTCCGTCAGTGACTCTCACGCAATTCTGATACGCAAATTCGATGACGCTGGAGGGGGATTCGGTACCCGCGTCGTCAAACTCAACGAACTGGAGATGGCAGATTGATCAAGAGATTCATCCACTTCTTGCGGCACGGACTGAATGACCCATATGGGTATACACCGCTGGCTGTGCTCAAGCCTAAGGAGCGAGTGGGATACGGGGAGCCGGAGGGCTATCTGTGAAGAACGGAATCGGGCAGGAGATCACCGTAGGATCGGTCGTCACGAAAGGTGGTGACCGTAACTCGCTCATGCGGATTGGTGTTGTCTTGTCGGTTAACGAGGAGAACCGCACCGCACGGATCAGTTGGCACTTCGAATCGAGGTGGTACAACCGCGCGGGCACCAGTCATGCTACGACGTACGGGGGTCGTCCGGGGAATTGCCATGCGAACTACCTAACCGTGGTCCCTCCGGAGACTCTGGAACTCGCGAAAGCAGCGGTAGTGTAATGACCGACCCCGAGGACTATCAGCTTCCGGACGATCCATTCGACCCTGCGGATTGGTTGGGGACTAAACCAGATCGCCCATGGCTTGACTACACGGAAGAAGACTATCCGCGTGACGGTTCCAGCTGAGAACATCATTCGAGGGATACTCAGCGAGTTCCTGGATTGGTATGACCCAGAAGCCCGTCCGTCTGGACGACTGTATGAAGCCGTGGATGCTTTTCTTACGGAGAAGGGTAATTGAGTAGGCCAACGTGGGATGAGTATTTTCTCGGAATAGCGGAAGCCGTTGCGGCAAGGTCTGATTGCGAACGAAGCAAGGTAGGAGCTGTAGTTGTCAAGGAGAAGCGTATCCGGGCAACGGGATACAACGCTGGACCCGCTGGAAAGCCATCGTGTGAAAGCTGTCCTAGACGAAACGCATGTGTGGAAGCCGGGGTATCGGATTACGATTCTGGACCCACCAGATGCGTTGCAATCCATGCTGAGGCTAATGCACTTCTCTACTGTGACCGTGGGGACCTCGTTGGATCTACGCTCTATATAACTAGGGAGCCATGCCCCGGTTGCTCCAAACTCATTGAAGCAGCAGGTATTTCCAAGGTGGTGACACCGGATCGACTGGCAGAACAGATCGTGACGAAGCTGGATACGTCCAAGCTCGAACGAACGATCAAGCTCATGCAACAGACTATGGACACCTTGGTAGGCAAGGGTCTGCTCTGATGAAAGGAAACAAGATGGGAATGTTCGACCGTAAGAAGAAGCCGTCGTCCACCTACGGGAGCACCTACAGCTCTGGATACGACCCAACGCCGTTCATCGCGGCGACTGCTATCGCGTCGTCTTACGACAGCGGCTCGTCGTACTCGGACTGCGGAGCCTCGTCTTCGTTTGACGGCGGGTGTTCGTTCTAGCCGGTTGTCGGCCCCTAGTCGTACTGTGCGGCCATGGAGCTGCGTATCGAAGGTGATGATCCGGCAACCGTCGTCATCACCTACCAGGGCAACGAGTACAGGCACACCACGCGGAACATGCGCCTTGGGCTGTCGGATGGGATGCCGGTAGGGGACACGTGGATCACGGATGAGGTCCGGCTGTTCTTCCGGCGCGCTGAAGGAACGATCATCGCCACCGTGAGGGACCATGGTGAGGAGTACATCCTCCGGCCTACAAAGAAGCCCCCTGGGTGAGCCTAAATGGCTTGCCTGGGGGGCTCTTTCGTATTTGCGGGATAGCGCAGCTGGACGGGTAAGGACACAAATCGGGGGTGAATTATGGTTTCGCCGTCCAGCCGCAGATTGATCGTACAGCTGCTAGCTCTTATCGGTGGGCTTAGCGTCCACGTCAACGTCGAAGTAGATCCCTCGGTCGTCCAACGAAGTCACCGTGGTTGTCACTCCCCATAGGACGCCCTCACGGTCGGTGATCCAGCACCGCTGCGTAGCGCCCTTCTCCCCACTCAGAGATCCGTCGCACCTAGTCGATGTAGGCCACGCGCTGGTCTTGTGGCGCAGAGTGTCCGAAACCCTATCCGCCAGACTGAATCTGTCGATACTCCGGTCATGGCCGAAATTAATGCTCCCCGAACAGCCAGTGAGCACGAGGGTGCCAGCCACCAACACCGACCCGACCATCATCTTCATGACGGCAAGTTGGACGTCTGAGTTGGAGCGTAGTTGAACTTGATGTTGCCATCCCCGTTGACCGACTTCGTTGTTACCAACACGTCGTAGTGGACGCCTTCGTCGTCAATGATCTTGCACTTCTGGGTTGCGCCCACCTCGCCCTTAAGCGGCCCTTCGCAACCCACGCTCTGCAAGACGTAGCCTTGCTTCTCTTTAACCGCGTCCGCGAGGGCCTTCTCTAGCCCCGCCTGGGTAAGCTGCGGGGCCTGCTCTTTATCAGAGTTTGAGAAGAACCTCACCTGGCAACCCGATAGGGCTACAGTCAGGAGTGCGGCACCAATTGCCAAGCTACGCTTCATCATTCACCACTTCCAAGGTTCTCAGGAATGCCCCAAACTCGGGTTTCACTAGATCATACTGGGCGTGCGGACAACTGAATAACAGCTCCAAAATGTACGACCGTCCATCTGCCGTGTCTACCGTGGTGTACAGCCGAGAGCCTCGAACCAGGGCATACCCCTCGATAAACTCTAGCTCCTGCCCATACTGCGAGACCGGCCTGTATGAGATGTACTCCGCTCGTGAGACTTTTGCTTTCAGCTGCTCTGCGTCGCGTCTCGCATAGTCTTCCAGATTCAAATTGGACCCGTCTGTGAAGCGTTCTCTAACCACGATGCGCGGAGATAGCGACGCCGGATCGCGGAGATACACAGCAACGGCGAGCGGATCATCAAGGGGTATCGGAGTCCACCCATCCGGTGGCGCACCGTTCACTCTGATCTTGTAGTGCGGCATCTCAATTCATGACCCAGTTCCACAACTCCGCCACCTTCTTGCCCACCACTACCGGATCGACAGTCACTTCAAAACCGGGTTTAGCTCCAAGCCCCCACGCATATCCCCAACTGCCACCGACCCTCCATTTATGGTCTTCGGTCTCGGCGAACGTTAGGTGTGAACCAGCCCCCGCCCCGCCATACTCCTCCACACCGAGTTTGATATCAACCGGTTCGCTGTGATAGCTCAACTCTTGCCCGCCGTTCAGGCCAGCATTTCCGCCACCGCCAACTGTGAAGCCGCTATTCCCTGTTGCTCCCGCGTTGCCGTACTCTGCGACACCTGCATTACCGTGTATCTTGGCCTCTATTCGACCGGCACTTCCGTTATCGCCTAGATCCCAGTGGATATTGCCTTGGTTATTGATCGCGTAGGCTCCTGCATGTTCCTCGGCGGTAGCGCCAGTCTTCTTAAGCTCGGCACTCGCCCCTGCGTCGTATGCACCTACTCTTGTTGACGCGTCGTAGTCGCCGCCCAGGATGTGACCCTTGAACTCCTTCTTGTACAACTCGCCTGACTGCTCGCCAGTCTTACCTTTCCAAACAGTCGGGCCTTTCGGTTCTTCGATCTTCGTGAAGTTTCCGAACTTGCCCTTATTGCTGGTACCTATCGGCGTCTCATGTCTGCCATCATCGCCCTTATCCACGCCCTTGCCGGTAGTGGTCCCGAGCTTCTGGTCTTTCTTCGCCACTTCCTGGTCGGGTATGTGGTCGGTGACATTGGCGGGACTGGTTTTCAGCTTGTCCCCAAGCGTTTTAGGGTCCTCGGGAACTGGAGCGGCGTTGATCGTGGTGAGCTGCTGGGAGATTGAACCAGGAGCCAGTGCAGCCGCTTTTACTGCTGCGCCCACGTCGAATGTGCCAGCCGCCGTATTCAAAGTATTGCTGACTTCGCCCTTGGCTCTATCGACCATCCCTTTAACCTGCTGAACCCCGCCCCACCACTTATCGGCGTGCTCCCTGAGTCTCGCCTCTGCCTCCTGAACAACCTTCGCATTCGCGTCAGCGGCTTCTTTACTCATCCCTTCAGGAGCAGTCCAATGCAATTTCAAGTCATCGGTTACTTGCACACCTTGTTCTTCGCATTTAGTGATTATCTGCTTGGCGCTATTTAGATTTTCGATGATGGTGTGGTCGATAATGGGTGCTGACTCTGCGTTGTACCTATCAACGATGTCCTTGACCTTCGCTGTAAGCATCCAGCCGGAATGCGCGTTGCCCTGCCCCGCTTCGGCAGTCGCACCTTGCCAGTAGGTCCCTCCGGGCCTGTTCATCTCCCGCTCGAAGCTACTAACCGTTGACTCGAACACGGCGGCGACCGGCACTGCACCATCCAACGCAGCGTGATATGCGTTCGGGTCGGTGCCCAATATCAGGCTCTTGCTTGGTCCGTCCAT